AAAAACGACTGTGATGATGGCGTTAGCCTATGGCCTTAAGGAATATGGCTTGTCATTTTATCAAATCATTTTTGTAACTCCCACCCACAAAGCCAAGCGGGTAATTCAAGAGAAGTTAGACTACTTTGGGCTACGGGTTCAGACAACCACCATCCATTCACTGTTAGGCATCAAAGCTCTACATAATGGGAAAGAGTTAAGCTTCCAACCACTGACGACCAGAAGCTTCGACATTAGAGATTACAAGTTAGTGATCTGTGATGAAGGCTCGATGGTGGAAAGTGAGCTTCATGAATACATGCAGGATGCGTTAGTGCGATCGCCCTCTACTCGTGTCTTGTGGGTGGGTGATGATTGCCAAGCGCTCCCAGTGGGTGAGGCAAAAATTGCGTCAACTTTACGACTGCCCGATCGTTATCAGTTGTCCCAGGTCGTGAGGTACGGTGGGGCGATCGGGGAGATTGCCAAATCCTTGAGAGATGCCATTGACTCACCAGAGCTACCAACCTTTCGCACCAATTGTTCAGAGGATAAGACCGAAGGATTTTTGCGACTCAAAAAAGCCGACTGGGAAAAGAGAATTCTCGAAGAATTCCTACGTCCTGAGTACAAGAAGAATTCCAATCATATTCGGGCGATCGCCTATACAAACAATCGAGTTCAGCAGCTTAATGACATGATTCGGTCTGCACTGTACCCTAACGCGCCTGAGTTTATTGTCGGGGAACGGCTTATTGCCCAAGAGGGGATTATTTTTAATAAGTATGATGATAGCGGTGCCATTCAGAACAGCGATGAACTGATTGTTACTGCTATCACTGAAGGGGAGATGGAAGGGTTTGAATGCTGGTATCTGAGTCTCACTGGAGACAGTGGGGACTATGGCGGCGTTCCTGTTCTCAAGGCTCATAAGGTTACAGCGCATAAGGAACGACTGAACGAATTGGCAAGCCAGAAGCTATGGCAAAAGTTTTGGTACCTCAAGACCGAGTGCTTTGCAAACCTTCGATATGCCTATGCACTAACCGCACACAAGAGCCAAGGCAGCACATACAGGATTGCTGCCGTTGACATGACCAATTTGTCGATGATGCCCCGTGACAAGAAAACGGGGAAGTTTCTGCGGACGCATCGAGAACGTAACTCTTTAATCTACACAGCCATCACACGGGCATCACACCTGGTAATCGCTCACTGATAATTTCATCCCGTCACTACCTGACTATGCTGATCAAACAACATGAAAACGAATGGGTGATAGCGTCGGGCGTCGGCAAGGAGATCACAGAATTGAATGTGATCTCCTTTGTTGAATCTCGAACTGGTGATAAAGCCAAAAACCAAGAAGCCAACCAGGCAACCAAAGAGGCGATCGCCCAACGCCTCCTCTGGAAAAGTTACAGCAACGATTACGGCTGGCTTGTGTCTGGGGTCGATCCCTTGACGGGCGATCGCTCGGATGCTGGCTTGCAATTTAAGCCCAACAAACCTATTGAGGGCATGGGCAAATATCTGAGTCGCAAGGGTTCCGGGAAGGCTACCCCATTATTTTTGGCGATGCCCGATCCTACGTTTTGGCCTAACGTCGTTTCCGACGTAGCAATCAGGGTGTGTTTCACTGAAGGCGCAAAAAAGGCAGGTGCGCTGCTGACCTCTGGGTTTGCTGGCATCTGTATCCCTGGGGTATTCAACGCGGCTCCACGGTCAATCTTGCAAACATCCCTGAGCTATTTCGTACAGCGTGGACGTGAGTTTGTTCTTGCCTACGACATGGACATGTACGAAAAACCCCAGGTCAAAACGGCACTGGTTAGGCTTGCATTAAACCTGATCCGGCAGGGTGTATCAGTATTTGTCGCTACTTGGGATAAGGAACATAAGGGCATCGATGATCTCAAAAAAGCTAAGGGCGATCGCGCCGTAAAAGATGCTATTAATAACGCTCACCCATTTGAGCAATGGGCAGAGCAAAACGGGGTAGACATCAAGAATGGGGATGCTCAAGACAAGTGCAAACTCGCCAAGCAACTAGATGCACTTGATAAGGCAGTAGGGGATCGCCTCCAGTACAACGAACTTACAAAGCAAATTGAGCTAGACGGGGAACCCCAAACCCTTGATGATCTAGAGCTAACCTTGGCAATTGAACACAACCTGGAATTCTCCGCCAAGTTTCCTTTGGTCGCCTATGGGGTCGCCAAGCGGTACAAGTACGACCCGATTAAAGATTATTTAGATCGCGTGTATGAAGAGCGTGGCGACAGCACAGAGGTTTTGAAAAATATTGCCAATCGGTACTTTGGAACAAGCCACCCCATCTTTGATGTGTTTATCAAAAAGTTTCTAATTGGTGCGGTCGCTCGTATTTGCCAACCTGGATGCAAAAACGACACAGCCTTATTCCTTCAGGGTAAGCAGGGCTATTTCAAAAGCACTTGGTTTAAGGTACTAGCTGGCGAGGATTGGTTTGACGACTCGATGGGGGCGATCGGGGATAACGATGAAAAAATGAAGCTCCATCGGGTCTGGATCAGTGAATGGGCGGAGCTTGAGACAGTGTTCAAACGCAAGGAACAATCCTTAGTTAAATCGTTGCTCAGTTCGTCGGTAGACAACCTCAGAAGGCCATACGGACGCGACGTGGAGTCTTTTAAGCGTCGGTCGGTCATTGTCGGTACAACCAACGAACCGGAGTTTCTGAGCGACCCTACGGGCGATCGCCGTTATTGGGTGGTTCCGGTAAGCAAAATAATTCCCGTTGAGGTTTTAGAACAGGAGCGTGATGCAATTTGGGCGGCTGCTGTGTCGTTGTATCGGTCGGGGTGCCAGTGGCACTTAACAGATGACGAATCAGCCCTTCAATCTGAGTTTGCAGAGCAGTTCAGAATGCAAGACGCATGGCACCAAATCGTGGTGGACTATCTAGACCGATTCAATCTTTCAATGGTCAACGTCAACTCAATCCTTAAGGAAGCGTTGCACATTGATGAGGAGCGCTTTGGGCACAAAGAAAAGATGAGGGTCAGTGACATTCTTAAGTCACTGGGATGGTCGCCAGCACTTAAAACGCTGGACGGCAAGAAGAGAAGAGTATGGGAAGCGCCATCGGAACAAGCAATGAATGTTGTACCTGTACCTGTTACTCAACCTGTTCCACCTTCAAATCCTTTACCATCAACCGTTTCCTCTACTAGTAACAGACTAGAACAGCTTAATCATCATCAAGATCTAATAGATCTTAATAGGGGTACCCCCCAGGGGGGAGGGGGGGTAAAAAAAACGAATCTAAAAAATGAGGTTCAAACCTGTGCCACCTGTTCCACGCTACCCCCCCAAGCGACCGAAACCCTTGAGAGTGGGCGATCGCACGTTGGAACAGGTTGTCTGACCCCCCCTAGTTTTTTGGGAACAGGTTGTTCCCAAGCTATTACCGTCGGCATGTCGGGTGAGTATGTGGGCGCAGATAAGGGCTTGCAGGAGTTTTATTACGACGGCATTCACGTCGTAGACATTATTGACGGGATGTTGAGGTGTGTCGGGGCGTTGCACCCAAATAGCTTTTTAACGATTACAGCAAACGAGTTTAGGCCGTGGGATGCGTAGGTGTGGCAATTATTCAACCGGGCGATCGCGTTTGGTCTAAGGAAGCAATTAGGAGATCGCGTGTATACGAGGTCAGGAACGTGGTTAAACTTCGGGGTGGGCGATCGGCTATTCAAATAAACGACCCCGACGCACAGGCCATCAGAGTGCTACAGGAGCATGAGTTTGATGCACTGTTAGAGCGGGTGCCAAGGGTAGGCGATCGCGCCTTGGTGATTGGGGATGCCTATAGTAAGTGGCAAATCAAGAAGCTAGAGAAGGTAAGACCTCAAACGCCTACTTGGCATCAAATTATGGAAAGCGTAGATGGACGGGTGGATAAAAACGGCAAATATCATCACCCTTGGTGGGCGCAACACGTTGTCACGATCAAAGAAATTCAAGGCACAGATTTAATAGGGGCGATCGCCCATACCGATTATGGTAATTGTCCGTTGTACTGCCTCCGGGTGTTTGGGGGTGGGCAATGAGAGAGATTGCGATTTACACCGATGGTGGGAAGCATCCCGATGTGACCTGGGGAGCATGGGCATGGATCGTGATCGCCCCTACCGGATTAATTATCAAAAACGATTCGGGATACCTCGAAGGCTCAACAAACAACGGCTGCGAAATTTACGCGGCATTTCAGGGGTTAAGGGCGATCGCCCGTCGCGAAATTTCTATTGGGCGTTGCAATAGCATTCATGTTTATACCGACAGCATAGTGATACGAGATGCTATCGGCTTAAGTTTGATTGACCAGTGGGCACAAAACCATTGGAAGAAATGCGATCGATACACACTGCTGTCGGAATATCAATTGTGGGTGCAGGTGTACGACCAAATCTTAAAACTTCGGGATAGGGGGTTAAACGTTAATTGCTCATACGTCCCAGGTCACTCAGGGGTTTACTGGAACGAACAAGCCGATCGCATGGTAAAGGCTCGGCAGTCGGCACGACGATATCAAACCGCATAGGAAACAATCATGACCACAACACACGCGATCGCCCCATTCCCACCACTACTTAAATGGGCAGGGCGTAAGTGGAACTCCAACGTTGCAACTATTCTCAAGGACTTTTACTCGCACCATCAGGATAAAACCTACATAGAGCCGTTTTGCGGCGGCCTGGGTAGCGTCCATGCCCTCAACCCTGCCAAAGCGATTCTAGGGGATTCTAACCCTTGGCTAATCAATTTTTATCAGACCCTTCCCGACTATCCTGACTATGGCTTTGACCCAAACACAGCGGATTACTATCAGGTGCGTCAGTGGTTTAATACACGTCGCGCTACGGGCGATCGCCTCTTATCCGCCCTATGGTTCTACTATCTGAACAAGGCAGGGTTCAACGGGCTGTGTCGATTTAATCAGCGTGGTGAGTTTAATGTCTCTCAGGGTTCCTATAAGACAGTTCACCTTGAGCCTGATTTGAGCCAATGGCGATCGCTCTATTCTGCTTACAAATTTGTGTGTTGCGACTATCAAGAGATGGTCATTGATAGTAAATCGTTCCTCTACCTTGACCCTCCCTACTATGCTGGATTCACTGAGTATTCGGGTGAGTCATGGGGATGGGAACAGCAAGAGCAATTGGCACTATGGGCGATTAGACAACCATGCCCGGTGGTAGCGTCAAATACTTGGGACGCTCGGATTGTTGATTTGTATTCAGAACTGGGCTTCCAAGTTCAACCAGTGACCATGAAAAGATCGATTAGGGCAACGGGCGATCGCGTGTGCGTAGAGATGCTGGCATGGAGGATGTAGTGATGCCAATAACCAAACAAAACAAAAAACGATACCCGGCAAACTGGAAAGCGATCGCGCTCTCCATTAAAGACGAATCAGGTTGGATGTGTGAATGTTGTGCTAAGCCATGCCGAAGGACAGCGCATGGTGAATCCTGGCATGAATTTATGACAAGGTTAGAAGAACATCATGAAACCTGGTATCACGCGATCGCCTCTCACGGTTCTAAGCCACAACAATTTACACTCACCGTTGCACATTTGGATCACGTACCGGAAAACTGCGATCGCTCCAACCTGAAAGCCATGTGTTCCGTATGCCATCTACAATACGACGCTGATCATCACGCCCAATCTCGCAAAGCAAACCCCAAGCCATGACCTCATCCATCCAAGCCCATATCGATCGCCTCAAGGCACTGCAAGGGCGATCGCCCCAACCATCTCAACCAGTCACACCACCCGCGCCTAAAAGCCCACCCAAGGCATCCAAGAAAAAGGATAAGCGATCGCCCGTCACTGAGCAGTTACCTTTGTTAGCTACCCCAGAAGATGCGACAGAACCTGAGTGTGCATTTGTCCATCCCATTCCCATTTACTCAAGGGAGATTGTAGAAGAAGGGCAGGCAGTAACAGCGCTGTATTTTAATCGTGCCCATTGGCGTTATATCGGGTGTTGCTGGGTAAACGATGGGCAGTGGTACGCAAAAACAGCAGGAAGCTTTGAAGAGGTGCTGTGTGGCGATCGCGATAGCGCCATGCGCCAAGTAATTCAATTGTGGATTTTGGAACAAGAAGCGTTATAACTTTTTGATTATTTTGATAGTTTGTGCTATCACTGAGAGGTGAGTTTGACAAGGTAGGTAATCAGTGAACATTATTGCGGTTGACCCAGGACTTAAAGGAGGAATTGCTTACGTCGATGGTTTTGATTTTGGAGCAATCCCCATGCCGATTGCTGGAAAAGAATACGACTTGGCAACCATTAAAGAACTGCTGATAAGCGTCAAGCCTGACCTATTGGTTCTTGAAAAAGTAGGAGCAAGACCTGACCAAGGCGTAACTAGTATGTTTTCGTTTGGTAAAGGCTATGGCATGATTCAGGGTGTTTCTGCGGGGCTTGGCATCCCCTACGAATTAGTCACACCTCAGGCGTGGAAAGGAAAAGTCTTAAAAGGCACTGCAAAAGACAATGACGCTCAAGCTGCTTATTGCCGTAGAGCGTTCCCCAGTGTGTCTGTTCTTGCATCTTCTAGGTGCAGAGTTCCTCATACAGGCATAACAGCAGCATTATGCATTCTTCAATATGCAATCCGAGAGTATGACAATCCAGCACAAACAGCCTGACTTATTGGGATTGATTGATAGATACATCGATCTAAAAGCCCAGCAAAAAGCCATAGAGGGGCATCTAAACGAAATCAAGCCAATACTTGAGCAGTCACTTCAAGGCACAACGATTAAACGCAGGGGATACAAGCTTTATCTTGCTACTCGCGAAACCTGGAATTATTCGCCTGACGCATTGACGGAAATCGAATCAATACGCCTCAAAGACAAAGCTCAAGGTAAAGCACTTCCAACCTACACCACCTATTTAGGATGCAAAAAAGATGAATGAGTTACGAGCATTGGAGCAACAGCTAGAGAATGATGGGATTTACCGAGAATCTCTAATTGCTTGCATCACACAACATTACCGATCCCTTCCTATTACCGAACTAGAAGCGATCGCCCATCAGGTCATCACACCAAAGCCTCAGAATCCCGAAGTTAAATATCCACAATTAGAACTATTTCCGGTATCCGATTATGCCAACAGTCACTAAATCCAAAGTTGTCTCTACGACAGTTAGCCTCAAAGACCTGCAAAAGACATTGGGGATTGTTAAAAAGGCGATCGCCCCTCGTCCATCTCACCCGATTCTTGCAACGGTGAAAATTGAGATGGATGGAACTCAGCTTAGCTTTGAAGCTTTCAATGCCGAATACGGGATTGTCTCATCCATCCCATGCACGATTGGGGAAACCTGGGCAACCTGTGTTGTCGCTAAGCAGTTTGTTGACCTTGTGAATAAACTTACAGCCGACGAGGTCACCTTGGAACTTCAAGAGTCACAATTGCTTGTCAAGGCCGGAAAGTCTAAATACTCGTTTGAGGTTATGCCCTCTGATGAATGGCCTGAAATTCCTACTCCTGATAAAGATCGCATCGCATTTACCGACGAACTTAAAGGGGCGATCGCCCATGTCTCATATTGTTACAGCAAGGAAGCATACAAAGGCGTGATTAAAGGCGTTCATGTGGGTAGCTACGGCAAGAAAATTGTTTGTGCTGCTACCGATGGGCACAGGTTGAGTTATACCGAGATCGAAGTTGTATCAGAAGTGTTTGAAACAATGATTCCCGGAGAGGCGATCGCCCTTTTCAAGGGATTGCAGGATTGGAATGAAATCGTGATTGAGCGTGAAGGAATCTGGGCATACAGCCCTAATGCTCGGTTTTATTGCCGTGCGTTGGAAGGGCAGTATCCTATGGTCAAGCAACTGATTCCAGTCAAGTTTCAGGACTCAGTGATCTTTGATAAAGATGAATTGCTGGCTGCGTTGGAGCGGGTAAAGCTCCTGGCTGCGAAAAACTTGTTTACGATGGTGTTTGCCGATAGTGAATTAGGGACAGCAACTCTTATCCCCAAAGGGGCTGAGTTATCAGAAGAGATTGTAACAGCAAATTGGGTGAGCGATCGCCCCTTTGCGTGTGGTTTTGACGTGAATTACCTTATTGATGGGTTAAAAGCTGTCACTGAGGATTTGGTGAAGATTGGATTTAATCCCACCGACAAAGTTACCTACAACGACATGGAAAGCGTAAGGTCTCCTGTAGTCATTTCTTCAGGAGATGGCTATCCGGTAGAGCTAATCATGCCTGCTTTTGTCCACTGAGTTTGCACGATGGTTCTCATCTGAGCAATTTGTAATTGAATTGCTTTCGGGATTTGACTCAAACGATCATCGTGCCACCATTGTGAAAGTGGTTGGCACCGTCAAAGAAGAGTCAGTTCGCACCATGTCTGACGATGGAGTCACACAAACTGTAGTTGCATCATCAGGGATTAAGCGAGTCAGCGAAGTGCAAGTTCCTTCCCCATGCTTACTACGACCTTATCGTTCGTTTCCTGAAATCGAACAACCCGAATCGTCGTTTGTCTTTCGAATGCAGTCGAGCAGAGCAGGAGAACTGCCTCAGTGCGCCTTATTTGAGTCTGACGGTGGGCGATGGAAGCTTGAAGCAATAAAGGCTATTTCCATCTACCTCAAAAATGCGCTTGGAAAAGAATATCTAAATCTTCGGAATTTAGCAATTATTGCATAACGCATACGACCAATATTTAACAGCAATAGAAAAGCCCTGAGCGCTCAGGGCTTTTCTATTGCTGTTAAATTATGCGATCGCATTCTCGCTCCATTGAGGGGATGAGCATCGCAGCACCTTGGCAGATTTGCAGTTTTGCCATCAACGTTTCAAGGCTATCTGACTGAGACTTTATAAGGATCAAATAATGTCAGTATTGAGAATCAAGCTCCCTTTTCATTCGCTCCCTCCATTGCGTCTTTAGCCCTCCTCACTGCGCTGGAAAACCCGGGACTTAATTGATGTTGCTCTAATACCTCACGAACAAAACTGGCTAGGGGCTGCCCCTTCCACCCGGCAACCAACTTAAATTCCTCCAAGGTCACGTCCGACAACGTGATTGATATCTGATTGCGATCGCCCATCGTCTCACTTTTCCCCATTCCCATCCCCTCAATAGTGCCCTGTTGCAGAGAATTTTCATAGATACATGCTATCGCACTGCATAAAGCCTTGCACTTGCATGTCATTGTGCTATAGTAAATGACATCAGATGACAGCAAGTGACATATAAATGACAGTGAGGTGACACAAAATGACAGTCAAATTACAGCGAGTGACAAAAACAGCATCACGAATGACAGCAAATGACATCGAGGGTTCCGTGAATCAAGTGTTTACTCAAAATCGCTACTACACATTCAAAGAGGTAGCGGAAAAGCTTAATCAAAAATCGAATACTCTTAGCGCCCGGTACTGGGCAAAAATCGCTAAAGCGTATGAAGGAAGCATGTTAACTCTTCGTACCAGTGATGGGTTAACAATGGATGGTGCAAACGCGATCGCTCAATATATTCAGTTGGTTGTAGAAGGTGGACTGGCTAAGGGCGAATACGAAGCCCTGATCCGTGAGCGCTACGGCATTGACGCACCAAAAACGAACCAAGAATACGAACAGTTTGACGCTGAATTCGTGGACGATCCCAGTCCATCAGCAGACGTGCCGTTAAGCATGGATCTGGCGTTGGCAAAGTCTGAAACCCGGCTGGTCGCAACTCAAAACAAAGTTGATGATTTGCTGGCAGATCTGGTAATTAAACATCAGTCGGTTGCTCAGCGTAGTGCACAAATTGAAACCAATGAACTTCGTTCCGTGTACGAAGAAGAGCGCCAAAAAGAAATCCTTCGGTTGATGGCACGGCAACGCGCACGGGAGGATGTACAACGGGATTTTTTGGACGCCATGGAAGATGCGTGATCGCTGTAATATGGGCGATCGCTTTTATCCTGCTAGGGGTTACGGGAGGGCAACTTACAAAGACTTGGAGCATGAATCATGAAAGCATTGAAAATCCTAACTAGCGGCATTATTGGGGCGATCGCCATTTCCTCTCTATCTGTAATGGCGTTCATGGCGGCTGAAAATGCTCGTGCCCAAGCTATCGGATTAAGTGTTGTTGATGCTGCCAAAAACAGAGGGATCGCGTTTCAAGTTGCTGCAAATTCCCTATGGATGGTCACCCCAGGCGCATTTGTGGTCTGCATCACAATCGCCTTGATGGTGCAAGACTCCAGTATCAAACGAGAGCATCTTTACCGAATTTTAGGCGGCATGTTAAACGATCCATTGTTGCCTCAGTCCACACAAGGTGCGATTGGAGAGCTTCAGGAATTCCTAAAAAGCGATCGCCCCAAAAAATGATGATGTCAACCTGTAACCCTTAAAAACTCATTAACTCTGTAACTATTTGCAAGGAGATTTAACCATGTTTGATTTTTTGAAATGGCTTTTTGGTGACTTTTCTTCAAGCGAAGATGACTCTGAGTTCTACGCAGTAATGGACGAACTAGCCGCCAATTCTGTTAACTGTCGGCATTCCTTAGATCGAAACAAGGAGGAATCTAACTAATCATGCCTACCATCCCACCCAGACCAACATACGACGAGGTGCCATCCTCGGAAGCTCCATTTGTGCCTCAACAAGACGAGGTAAGCGATCGCCCATCGCAGCCTATCCAAGCGTTTTCTAGTTCATCCTGGTTTAACTGGAAAGTGGCGTTAGGGTTGTTAGTGATCGGGTTTATGATTTCTCGCTGTGGTAACGATGCGGTTGTAGTAACGAATGCCATTGATGCTCCTATAGTGCCACAAGAGCAGGCTCAACCCACACCTGATCCGGTAGTGCCACAAGCCCCGGTATATCCTCGCGAGGAGTTGGGTGCTGTAATTTCTGTAGAAAATGCCAACACAGCAGCACAGCAACAATTAGAACGAGTAAGACAAGCTGCGTTTGAATTGCGGCAAGAAGTGGACGCACTAGAGCAAGCGTCAGTGTGTCAACGGGTAGCTTATCTTCAATCAATGGCTCAAGGTGCGAGTCAGCAAGGATTGACGGGTGATGTGTTCGTTACCCAATCTCTTGCTCGTCTTAGTGGCGAAATTGATCGCATACGAGCATCAAAGGTTGGCTCCACTTATTTGAGCGGAAACGCTGAAGATATCGAAAACGCCAGAGCAATCCTTGGTGACACCGAAGCGGTTCTACTTGTTCTCGATGCCGTGACATCCGGGCAACCGATCCCACAGTGCCCAGACATTGAACTGAGCACATTGCAAGTTCTTTCTCTAAATCTGATCCAAGGAGTTCAGTTGTCTTCTCAATTGTCAGTAGAGGGTCAAAACCGTCAACTGTATCAACAGCAATTAGAACAACAGCAACAACCTTTGGCAACTCAACAACCTGCCCAACCTGTATCGATGGAGGGGGTTCAGTAATGACAAACGCGATCGCCCATTCCAACAACAAAATGAATGCTTTGGTCTGCCTGTTGCTTTCCTTGTCTGGTGTTGGGTGCATCGGGTATGCGACCCAGCGAGTGCCCGAATTGCAAGGCCAACGAGTAGACGAGCAAGGGCAAATTCAGCAGCTATATCAACTCAAGCCTTCCCCTATGGCGTTTCCCGTAGGCGTGGTTGGCGTAGGTGCATTGGCAGGGGCGATCGCGTTTGCTCGTCAATCTGGAGTGAGTCTAGGCGATTTATCATCCCTTGCTGATGATGTGACTGCGCTGGTCAAAAAACAAAGTAAGCCACTAGGGGAACGTCTATTATCTAAGGTTGTTTCTCTTAAAGTGATTCCATCTCCAGTCAAAGGGGCGATCGCCCGGTTCACCGATGATGTTCAGGAAGTAGATTGGTTTGCCGAATTCGTTTCTCGTTCAATGTACGTTGTGGGGCGATCGGGAAGTGGTAAGACTACATTTCTACTATTCCTGCTTTACTATTTTGTGGGTGAGTTCAAGGGACATGTGAACATCGTCCTGTGTGATCCTCACTATGGTGCGCCTGACGATGCGGGGAATATTAATTCCTGGTTTGATCTTCCCCCCGCTCAGTTCATCCGTGATTCGTTCGACTCGATCTATGCATCGATTGACCATGAGGTGTCTGTACTGAATCAGCGCAAAAAGCAAGCATCGGACGCAGCAAAGAGGGGCGCTCACACTCCTGTTAAGTTTGAGCCTCGGTTCATCTTGGTCGATGAGTTTATTGCCTTAATGAATGAAGCGAAAACGTTGGACGAATTGGATCAGGGCACACCCAAGGCGAAGTATCAGGCAAACTTAAAGCGTTCTATTCAATTGCTGTTAGTAGAAGGCCGTAAGTACAAGATTTTTGCGGTAGTCGCATCACAGGATTTTGCCGTCGGCAGCACTGGGTTGACCACTGACATGATCAGAAATTTTAATGTGATCTTGTTGGGTCAATCCGCTGCTGTTGCCGATAACGTCCGGTACATTCCCGACATTTCTTCAAGTGCTGAATGGATTGAGAAGATCAAAACGGCACGAGCGGCAGGGCTAACTTATTCTGCAATCGTGTCTACCCAGTCCGGGTGCAAGATCAAAACCGTCCCCATGTTCAAAGCTTCTGAAGTGAAGATTCAGCTAAATCCTAAAAACACTACAGAGCTATGGTGGGATGCCCTGCTAGAGCGAGAGGGTTTTAGCGAGTGGCTATGGGGTCATGCTGAAAAGCAATCATCCCTTAAGGCGGTTCTCGATGGTATCAAGTCTGAATGGGGTGAATCGATTGGAGGGTACAGCAAAGGCAAGCCTAAGTATGACCTGTTAAGCGAAGTATTTAGTCAAATGAAAGGTGAGGTGAATTGAGATGAAATTACTAGTGAACGGCATCATCGGGTTAGCGGTCATCATCGGGTTATCTTCTGTTACCCCTCCTGAATCCTGTTCCGGCACTGGTGAAGGTGTTATGGGATTTGTGACCTGCAATGCCCTCAAGGTTGGGATTTATGTAAGCAAGGGACTGTTGAGCGGGATACAGAGTTTGTATGGTGGGGGTGGGTCTGGTTCCGCCACGCTTCCTGATCAACCTGAATGGGAAGTGGAGGGACAACAATGATCGATTTAGCTATTAAATGCGTATGCGTACTTGGGTTTGGATGGTTTGTTGTTGTCACTGTTCAACCCTTTGGACTAACTCCTGATTCAGTGACTAACGAGATACGCAATCGCATTCCTGCTGATTTGCAACAGGAAATAGAACAATTCGGTGAACCAACAATTGACGGAGGGATGCAAAACCCAGAACAAGTGCAACAGCCAGAGCAAGACCCGCCCGCATTTGACCCTTCTCGATACACGGGAAATGACTTGACACGCGATCGCGCATTGGAAGGAATTGACCCATATTTCACAGGAGGCAAAAACAATGGAGCTGCCAACTGAGATCGGAAATCAAAAAAAGGCGATCGCTGAATTTTGGAAGGCAGCACGGGAAGGCGATAAGAATCTAGATCTATTGCATCGTGGTGTTACCGGATTTCACAAGTTCACAAAAGATGAGCGATCACTTTGGGGGATGCTAGCTGATAAATATTCTGAGCAGTTGGCCTGGTGGGGATATCGCCCGAAGCCCAAAAACTCTCCCACTAAACCTCGCGAAAAAACTATTTCAGAGATGACCGGGAAAGAGTTCCTGTCCCTTTTGGACAAGGCAGGGAAGGCACAGCACAAACGCCAATCGCCATTGTTTAAGGGTGTGTCTCGCAGTGTCTTATCTCTTGATCCCACGCGCAAGTTTTCTACATGGATGGCGATCGCCCTTATGGGATTAGGTATCTACTGGACTGGTAATCGCTTAGTGTGGAACTGGCAACAATTACGAGAAATGACACCACAAGAAATTATTCAAGCGTTGTTAAATATCTCATCTATAGGCGGGGGGTTAGACATTGAAATCCCATCTCTTGAAGGATTCAGTCCAGAGCAAATTAATAATGCTGAGCAGATTATTGAGACGGGACGGGCAATGAATATGTCTGACAGGGATATTCAGATTGCCTTGATGACTGCATTACAAGAATCCTCAATGCAAAATTTAGAGCATGGTGACGATTGGTGGTTTGCTGCCAACGGATGGGGAGTGAGCGATTCCCGTGGACTATTTCAACAGCGTGACTCATGGGGTTCTCAGGAGTGCAGGTTAGATCCAAGGTGTTCTTCTCAGTTGTTTTATAATGCTCTGTCCCAAATTGGCGATCGCGTGTCGATGGATTTGGGAGATGTGGCTCAGGCTGTGCAAAATAGCGCATTTCCTGACCATTACGATCAGTGGGAAGATGAAGCCAAAGCATTGCTAGAGGCAAGCAAATGACATCAGGAATCAATCACGACCGGGGCATTCTTGCAGTAGGAACACTACTGGCGATCGCCACTACCCAAACACCGTTGCCCTACGACGGGTTTCTGATTGGTGGTTTCTTGTGGGGTGGGTGGTTCGCATCACCTGACGTTGACACCATCAGTAAATCATCTAAGCGGTTGCCTATATGGTGGGCATACAGAGCAATATTCAAGCATCGGGGCATATCTCACACATTGTTATTGGGGACGCTGACCAGGGTTGTTTACTGCCTGCCCCTACTGTTCCTGCTCTGGTATAACGGAGCATCACTAGGAGCGATCGCGTTTTTATTGATTGGATGGGAATTATCGGCCTGGGTTCACTATTTTCAAGATGGAATTTTATGAAAACTTTAGTTGATATCGAAAATATCGCAGAGGCGGCAAAACAGCTTGGTTTCTGGATGCACCTAGAGTCGTCCGGTTTTTGATTGGACGACTCTAGGCCTAAAAAGTTTAAATGGACATGCTTTTTCACGAGGTTAGGTGAGTCTGATGAGTATGGAGCTAACTTTATGGGTCATGGAGATACCATTTACGAAGCCATTGATCAAGCATTTAATGATTTGAAAAAAAACAAGTGCGAGAAATATTTAAGGCTAGAAAATGCTATTAGTAACCCACAGTTTGAAAAGGCACAGCTAAACGGTTCTTACCTGCCAACCATTAGGGGCGATCGCATTTCAGCAATGCATAGGAAGGTTTGTAAGCCCCCAAGAGTTTTTGGATAGTCCGGCACTACAAGAACAAATCGCATCGTGCTATTGGGCGGATATTGAGGCGACAGTTAAGGCTGAAAGCAGTGACTCTCTCACTTAATAAAACAAGAGGTATTTAATGGATAAGTATTTTCAAGTAAAAGTCATTTCTCAGACATCTAATCCTCAGCAGGTTATTTATTCAGCAGCGCATCAAGATTATTCCGAGGAGTTTGTGTGGAATGATCTGCAAATTGAAGATGGTCAAATCAACAAAAGTCGTTCAAACAAAGACGAACAAAGCAACGAAGCTCACTATGGTGAACTCATTGTCAAACACTTACTAGCAGGAAACCGAGGGCATTTTGGATGTCTAGAGCATCCACAAATTGTCCTCAACTGCGGATGGTTTCCCCACAGTACAATGCAGCAAATTCGGACTCATCGTGTAGGAATTTCGTTCGACTGTCAGAGTTTTAGGTACTCTGGCACCAGGATTTTAGACGTTGTAGAGGGGAAACGGGGCATTGAAGAGGTATTCTATCTGCGACCATTGGGCACCTATAGCGATCGCCAAGGTAAACATTACGAATACACAACTGAATTGCGCCAACAGGATTTAGATTGGTGTTTAGCCGCATGTCATCGTTACAAAGAGCGCATTGAACAAGGATTTTCAGAAGAACATGCACGGGGCTTAATTCCCTTTGATGTACGGCAACATTGGGTGATGTCAGCGAACGTGCGATCGCTCATGCATCTGTTAGATTTGCGGTGGAAGACGGACGCACAATTAGAGTGCCAGCAACTATGCGATCTGATTTGGCCTCATTTTGAAACGTGGGTACCTCAGATCGCCGAGTGGTATTTGAAGAACAGAGCTAAGAAGGCGAGACTCGCACCCTAGCTCACCCACAAAAAAAGAGGGGTGCTCACCCCTCCGCAGTCACCAAAAGCTATTTTTAAAATGATAACATAAACTATCAGCAGTGTCATCCTATGATAGTTTATGTTATTCTGATTCGTGCCAGTAGTGAAGGGCGATCGCGTGTGCAGATTGGCTTAAAACTGGCTTAAAATCCTACCTGCTTAATCAGCCTTCTAATCTCATTGTCGGTCGCCAGAACCGAATGGGTTGTACTAAGCAACAGTGCGACCACGCTATCGACTGGCAATAGTGAAACCGATCCCCTAAGTGTTGATAGCTCTTGCTGTTGTTCTTCGGTCAACTCAGGGACTTTTAAGACATGGGCGATCGCCCCTGGCTTGCCAAATCTTTTTTCTAGAATGTGCCTATGGAATTCGGCAACATAGTTTTGCTTGGTGATCAGTATCTCGGTGGATTGCAAAAGGAGAGCGATCGCCTGTTTCCGTGTCATCCCTTTGGCGCTTTCAGTCATTAGCCGAAAGCTGAACTGTTGCTCTAGTGTGAGTTCGTTACTCATAGGGCGATCGCTCCTTTTAGGTTTTGCCTATGATAGCAAAAACTATCAATCCTGATCGTCCGTGATAGTTAATTATGATCCAGCCAATTCCCTGTCCCATCGGCAATCACCGTAGGAATTGTCTCGCCCGTCGCCAGGGCATTAAACCCAATATCCTGAGCAAAGGCGATCGCCCCATCGGGCAACACCAATTCGGTTAATCCCGTAGTCGCATCCCTTCCCGTTTTTTGAGCAAGGAGCGATCGCACTCCTGTTGATATAGAGCGGGTGGTGAGGGTGGCGATCGCCTGGTACCGACGATCCTTTAGGACGTTAGAGATTAAAGTATTTTGATTGATTTCGGCTCTAGATGGCATAACCTTTCACTGCCTCAATTCGTACAGCAATGCGATCGCAAAATCCTTGCCCAACCGGATCAAACTCTTCTGAGGAAAAGAATGTAGATACCGTGTCAATATTTACGCTTGATCTGATTAGTTCTGGTTCTCCATAAACCTCTGCCAACGTGTGCATCTCCGCCGAAAATGCCCTTAATCCAAACGAGTAATAAGTTGCTGGGATTCCTGCGATCGCCCAATCATCCAGCCTTATTTGAAATGTTTGCGCTTCAATAAATTGGAACACGCCACCGACCGCACCTTTCCTATATAAATGAAATGTGCCATTAGAGAACAACGCTTGCGTATTCAGTGCTGGGAACGTGTTGATTAAACTGTCCCCAGCATCAGGAAACACAGGAACAAAGTTTGGTTCTGTTGTTACGGCAATAGGCGTTAAGGTGTTGTCATAATTAAGCATTCGATGTTGGTATGACGACCCAGCGCCAAAATCAGGAAACAAATCTGGTGTTGATGCGGCCGGGTTTGTTGCGGTAAGACTCCACACATCTTCGACCGCTTCGGGGATAACCGCTTGAGGCCAAAACGGCTGATCCTTTCTTGCGTACAATGGCGTGAGGTTGCTTGAGCTTGTGAACAATTCGTTCGCCGAATAATACTCTCTGAAATACGGTAACCAGTTGATATAGGGCAACAATTCAGGTGGGTATGGAGACGCGAACGGAAAAGATGGCGCGACAAAAGTTGTCATTGGAGTAGCCCTAGTTCGTTCTCTTGGCAAATACCCCGAATCACCAGGGTTTCCGGCAGCATAGTTTGGAAAGCTTAAGTATTTTCGATGAATGAATGTGGACGACGACTCTCTGATCAAGTAGGTGTCGATGTACTGACGTTCCCCTGTTGATGAACTGCCGCCTTCTTCTTGTGGAAATTCACCAAACTGATAAAACGAGATTTGAGCGATCGCCAAACTTCCACTCAAGACAGAAAACGAATGCAGATAGGATCGGGTTGATAATGGGAGTGTAATAATCCCACTGCCAGACGATCCGGGTGGTGGAAAGTAACTGACAAATGCAGAATTCTCTGGCTGCCCTAACCCGTCCCCATTCTCGTAAACGTCGCAAATCAAAAAGGGCGATTGATTAGACCGCTTCATGTACCATCTAGCCCGACTTGCCCTAATAAAGTTTCCAATCTCAGGATCGCCAGGAACATCGATTAACGAGAAAACTGCGCAAATTTCATAGCCACTAACAATCGATTCTTCCTGCGTTCTCAGGTTGCCGTAGTCAAGTGAATACAACCCACCCTCTAACGGAATCGCCCTAACTGGTGTCCCCGGTGGCAATGCTTGATTGAACGTTTTAATCCCAATCGGTAGCTCTACTCCGTCCTCATCAATCACGCCCCACAACCCGGTTATAGGATCGCGTGAGCCAATCCTAATTACCCGCCCTTGGCTGACGCTCTCGGTTAACGCACGGGCGATCGCCTCATCCTGCTGTTGCTGATTGGCGATCGCCCATTGCGTCAATATTTGATTGTTCAGAGATTGGCGATCGCCCATATCTACCCGTTAAGAACCGATGGAGTGAGGTCAAGAACTCGTGATGCCCCAGCGTTGACCGTTTCCGTGCCAGAAAAGCGCCCAACACGAATTAGTGTTCCGGTTGTATCGAGTCTAGTTGTAGAACCGCCAGACAAAATCATCACAGCAGTGAACGAGATACCCGCGCCCCCTCCCGTGTTATTAAGAGTCGTGCTTAGAAGAATGCTGGCTCTCGATGCAGCCTCATCCTCTGTAATTGGAGTTGTGCCACGATTGACCACAGGTCGGGTAGATAACCCCTGGTAAGAAGCAATCTCAAATTGTTGGATAATGATCGACTTACCAAGATCGCCTGTAACCGATGGCACAGACTTAAAGTTTGATATCGGAGAAGTGGCGTTAACAATCGGAAATGTTGCCAAGGTAAAAGAACCCGTAGCAACTGAGGTTAAGTCGATCGCCCCTCCATTAAATGTTGATTCAAGTTCTACCGTGTTGGCATCTACTCGATTGACGTAGTAACTACTGCCAGATGTCAGACCGCCAATGGAACCCGATAATGCTGTGTATAAAACAGGGATGCCATCAATAAACCCGTGAGACGTGATAGTGATGCGGTTAGTAGTTGTGTTGACATTGGCGTCAGTAAAGTTCTTGGTGATAGTGCTATCATCCAGCAACACAACCTGCAAGTTCGTTGATGCAGGAACATCAGTATTCAAGTCTGCTGAAAGAGCGGGAAGCGTTAAACCGTTCGGCATAGTATTGTCCTCTTGTCTAATAAATCTTATCTAATTGATTTGCACAGCAAGTTTGGCGACTACGCTAGACAGTCCGCTAGCGCTAGCTGATGACCAGGTAAGCCCTTGGTCTGTTGACTGGCAGGTTTGCCCGGTGTGGTCTACCAGTGTCAGTAAATTACGATTACCTACAATCGCCCGGTAACTGGTGTTGCCCAATGGCTGACCAATGCTTGTCCAGTTGACTCCACCGTCAGTTGTGCGCCATACCGCCCCGTTAGTTGTCGCAGAACCATGTACCGCTAACCACACATCGTCTTGCACCCACTTAACCGCCCAAATCGTTAGTGTTGCCGATCCGCTTGGAAACACTTCTGACCACAAAGTTCCATCGTTTGTTGTGTAAGAAATTCGTCCAGACGTTGTGCCAACCATCCAGCGTCCATTGCCAAACCCGACCGATTCAGCGACACGAGAAGATACACTGAAATTTGTCACCGTATTAAATGAGGCTGCGCTATCGCTTGATAATGCCGCGTAAGATGCCGACCCGGCAATCATCACTTTTCCGGCGTCATTATCCGCCGCACCAAAAATATTGCCCGGTGTGCCAGGAGCAGTGATAGTGCTGTAACTAACCCCGTTGTTTATTGTTCGTCTCAGGTAGCCAGACTGCCCGGTGATCAGCCAGATGTTTCCGGTAATGTGAACCACCTCGTTAGTGTTGAACACTGAACCACCTGCGTTAACTTGCGTCCACGAAGAGAGGTTCGACACATCCGCATAAGCGGTCGCATTGTTGTTGCTCCCTGCGATGATCACTCGTCCTGATGGGCTGACATCCACACATTGAGCGGTTGCCGGGAATGCAAGGGGATTACTAAAGGTTGTGTAAGCTCCTGTTCCTGATAGCGAGTACCCCTGATTGGTTGAGTTGCTGATCATTACATAGGTGCCAATCGTCGGAATGATAGACGCACCTAACGCCATATCCATGCCTACCTTCTTACGTGCGGCGATCGCATAATTAACAGGGACATTTGCGGTCATGCCTACCTTTTTGGGCAACTCAACATTTAAGTGAGTGATCATCTCAATGCCCAATTTTTTAGGTAGTTCTAACTGTGTTCGCGTACCCAGCGAAAGACCGATCTCTTTGGGTAAATCAATCTGCACTGGAGCATTTGAACCAACAATAAACTCAATAACTTTGGGTAACTGAATAGACGCCGGGGTTTGAACACTTGCTGTAATCCCTGCCGTTTTAGGGAGGGCAATTGCGATTGGCGTCTGCACTGCCAGACTTACCCCAATGACTTTAGGAAGGTTTAGCTGAATCTTGCTAATCAGTTCAACGCCTACGACTTTAAGCAAGGCGATCGCAATTCTCCGGCTAGTTCCCAATTCAAACGAGAATATCTTGGGCAGGTCAATCTTAATTTTCCTGGATGCCGTAGGAGAGGCGATCGCCTTCGCCTGCACCGTAATATCAAAACTCGTGTCAGCCGTGTCTAGAGCATCGTCCGTCACCATTGCCGTAACAGTAAATGTTCCTGATGCAGTCGGTGTTCCTGAAATCTCGCCACCCGATAAAGTAAGTCCCGTAGGTAACCCCGATACTGAAAAGCCATAAGGCGGTGTGCCTCCGGCTGCCCTTAACCGGATGACGGGCGATCGCTTCCCCTGTGTCCTGAGTTTGTTGCGGATAGGGGCGATCGCCAGTGCCCCATCACTCACCGGTACCGGTTCAGATTCAATGACGAGAGGGTTCAATAGTGTGGCGGCTTGGTTGCCCGAAAAGAATAATCCTAGCTGGCGATCACTTGCGGAATAAGCGACTGAAAAAGCATCAGTTACTAAGCGCCATCGGTACACGTCCACAACTCGGAACAGGTGATAGTTCTGGACTGTGTCGAGATCAACGGGCATACTGATAGACCTTGCGTACCGTTTGCCCCATAATGCCGCTAATAACGTCTCGCCAAGCTGTTGCGCCTGATAATCAGTGGTTACGTGTTTAGCCGTTACATACAGATTCTTTTCCTCTTCAGTAGTTGGATCGAAACTGGGCACCGTCTCAATTTGCTGAGATGTTGTTTTGGGTTTGACTGCCTGATCTCTTTCCTTATAGGGTGGGTCGGGGATGCCCTCGATAATTTGAATTGAAGTGCGATCGCTTTGCAGTTGTTCGGTAACGCTATAGTCATCGATGCCCAAAACCGCTTTGTAATATTCAGTTTTTTGAACAACCGTTTCGCAACCCCGAATCTGCCAGTTCGTAACTTCACTTTCGAGAAACAGGAACGCCCCCGGCGCGTTTTCGTCAGCAAATAGAAATTTTCCGTTTTGGGTAGTGCGGACGCTGTACTGCCGCTGCCGACCGTCGCCAAAGTACAACCATTGCTCAGTAGTGATCTTGGATAACTCTTGACTCTGATCGCTGGGATAGAGCGATGGTGCTGCAACTCCCCTGGGTTCAGTGAGTCTCGTTATCTTGGTTAACGGCTTACCTTGGGAATCGTAACTGGTTTGTTCGACCTTGCTGTATTCAGTGACCAACCCCTTACCCGCATCTGGATCGCCGAACAGGGCTTTTGCTTGGGTGCGTTTTCTGGTCACAATCAGCGCTGCCGTCACCCCCACGACAATTGAATCTGTCGTCTCGATAGACAACAGATCGCCATCTTCATCAAACGTTTCGACCGGAGGCGGCAAGCCCACGCCACAATTTTCAGGATCCGGGGGTGAACCAAACACCCCATCCTGATCGACAGAGTCTTGTGTCGGGGATAACTCTAAAGTTCGCCCCGTGACCCGAATTGTTTTGGGTGGAACAAGTGCCCCTACCTGTCCCGTGGCAATATCCTGCCGATCAAAACTTTCGATTTCTTGCAGGTAGTATTCAGTTTCAGCTTCATCAGGGTTGACGGGGTACTTGCTGAACTCCACAACGCCTAACCGAGCGTCTAACCAATAACCATGTGAGGCGGCAATGTCAGACGCATACTGCACTGGGTTCTTAGGTTTTTCGGCAGGTTCAGCGCTATACCCATCGGTCATTGGATTATTGGCGTAGTTCAGCGTCGGCACAACCGGAAAAACAGGAGGTGTGTTAACGCTTAACCCAATCTCTCTAAGTGCATCACCAATAACCTCGGTCCAAGGGACAATCCTAAGCGATCGCCCACTTCCTACCCGTTCCTCGACGCCACCCGAAGCGAAATTAAAGTTGCGCTTGGGTGCCCTGTCGAAATTGTTTACACTCAGCTTACAACGGGCTACAAGCTGACCTGACAGCGACCTAGGATTATGCGCATCAAACGAGTATGCATCCAGCTTTAGAAGGGCAAACAACTCGCCTAGAAGATACACCTCGACATCTTGCAAACGTGCCCAAAAAGTTGATTGGTCGTCTAGGGGAAGGGCGATCGCCCTTGCGGGTTTAACAACCGTTGCGCTTAGCTCCCAGGCAACCCATCCTCCACCTAGTTCACCGCTGTTTTGCGGTAACTGGATGTTTTGGTGCCCTAATGTCCAATCGGTTAACACGTCCCTGACAGACGTGCCGCCGACTGTAATATCCCACTCTCCTACAAACGCTAGAACTCCAGACACAGGCGATCGCCCCTGCAAAACCTACCCTATTGTGCCAACTTAATTGGGTGGGTACAGGGTGGGGGATAGCTGTACTGGTATTTCATAGACTTGTTCCAACCTGTACCGTATACACAGCAAGGGTTTTGGGTGTATTGGAACAGGTGCAACAGGTTTTTGGGGTAACTTTGGTAGATCTATTCTTGTTAGGGGTGGGGGTGGGGAGGGTGTACCCCTAAAATATTTTGAAAGTTTCTCTTATATATAACTGTTACCCTGTTCCTTGATGATAGAAAGTCTTGATATAAGTAGGGTTGGAGAGGGTACAAGTACAGGAACAGGTTAGGGTACAGGCTAAAAGCGGTTGTTCTAAAACTTGAGGGGGGTAGCACGCGCATCCTATTCGCCGGAGCCGACCAAGGCTATAGGGGCGATCGCCCCTTTGTTGGTAACCCGTGAAAGCACTTGAGCTTATGCAGGTTTTGCCGTTTTCAGGATGTCTTTTTAGGCAGTTTCGTAACCTGCGGATTAATAGCCTAAAATAGAAAAAACGATAGGAGATGCTATCGAATGAAGCTTGCATCAAAACTACTTGCTATTAGAGAGCGATTGGGACACAAGCTTGGTGTCCTCAACATGCGGGTGTACTTGAACTCTATTGAGTTGCTGGTGAACAATCTTGCCCCGGTAGTGCGATCGCTTTCCTCTGAGCGCAAAATGGTGCTTGAAATAGAGGAAACAACTGACGCATGGGTGGTATCGCTGCCTCGGTCGTCTGTAGGCGATGAAGGGGCGATCGCCCAGTCGGGGGTATGGCAGTTGAGGGATAGACAAAGCGGGGCGTTTATCGATTGCGCTTGTCACCTGATTCGATTGGGGGAACAGCAGCTAACCTGGGAAGTTTTTTTGAGACGTAAATAACATGCACACTGACACGTTGGTAAATCGAATGCAGGAACAAGCCAATCAAGACAAGTACCGCACACGCCCCGACATTCACCCCACCGAGCAGGAGTCTTACAACTACGATGCCTGTTACAGGTTGACGGTGGATTGTGAATTCACTGACAGCTTGGGAAAGACCGCAACATTTCCAGTAGGAACTAAGTGCAAGGTTCTCGCTACTCGTTCTAAGTGGGATCGCAATGGGCAGATTATCGAAGGCATTGTACCCCAGACGGGCGATCGCCTTGTTTCTGGTTCAACTGAAAAAAAATGCCAGGTAGTGCGATCACTCATTGCTGGTGATGTACTTTTTGCATGGATTCCTGAAGGACTATTGGAGTATGAACCGAGCGCCTAGGAATCGTTGTTTCTTTTGCGATCGCGCCTTGGTCATGAGTTGGTCATCTAAAAACTTAGGACGGGCGATCGCCCTTCGTTATTATGGTGAGGAGCGTCGTGTGGTGACGGAAGGGTTTGTAGGCTTTGTTCACATTGTTTGCCCTGGAGAGGAACCGCCACGAGATAAGGAGAAAATCAAATTATGAGCGCCGAAATCACCATCACTCCACAACCCAACCTATGGGAACCCTTAATCGTTCAGGCTCAATATGACGCATTCAAAGTTCCTATTACGAACGCCCGGACGCTCATCCAAAACCAAACTCCTATTGGTGTGGACGGACGCCTTAAAAACTCATGGAAAGGCGACACGTTATACTCCCAGGAGTTCATAGGCGCGATCTCTAACAGCGCCCCTTACGCCCCTTATGGAATTATGGGTAGGCCACCTGGCAAGTTCCCACCCTACGGACAGGGAACGCCACTGGAAAAATGGGCATCGAAACGACGCATTCCACCGTACCTTGTGGCTCGGAAAATTGCTGAAAAAGGCACCGAGCGATGGAGGGCAAAACAAAATTTTACCGGGTACTTTGGCGATCCTTCCGAACTCGCACCCATGGAAGGCAAACTCAAACCAGGCTCTCCACTGGATTTGTGCGGACGGGCGATCGCGTTCAACTTGTCAACAGTCGGAAAAGTTTTGGACTAGGGGTTGACCTAATGCAGTTAACCGCGTACATTAAGTATATGAGCCACGGAGCACGATGCTTGAAAGCCCGGTGAAAGTCCGGAAGCCACAGTAAACAGTAGCCAGTAGTTCCAAGGAAGTAAAGGTAGGCAGGTAAAGGGATTGTGGTGAACCCTCACTGCCTACCGCTCATGCACACGGGCGATCGCGTGTCACTATACGTCACAATAGGGCATAGTGACACGCGATCGCCATGCCCAACCCCGATATCAAAAGTATCATCCAGTCCATCAGAACCCGATTAGAGGCGGATACCGGATGGGATTGGAATTACCCGCATAATTGGACGCAATCCACTACACAGCCGGATTGCGTCCTTATGTCGTTTCAGGCTTCATTGCTGCTCGAAGGGAACGGCAACTATTACAAAAAATCTTTTATAATCGCTCCCCGATTATTACTGGCAGGAACCAACCAGATTGAAATTGGCGACGACATGATCGGATACGTTGACCAGACAATCGACACGATGATCGCGATCGCCCGTCAGTATCCGTTGCTTTATTTATCCCCTACTCCTGTTCAAAGTTGGGCGATAAAAATCGAAGGGCGATCGCAACAACAGCCAACAATAGAGGACGGATGGTGGCTATGTGAAGCGATCGCCCAATATGAGATTGTTGTTCCTGGGAGATATCAGGTTGTTTAATAAGGGCGATCGCTCTTTGGTTGTAACTGCTATCAAATCTAGCGACCAGTGATAGTTTGATAGATTATAAGGGAGTAGTCGCTACACTACTCCCTGTGGCTGGTTGCCACTATATTTTAACTATCTGGTCTGGTTGCCATTGTAGTTAAGCGAGTAAACCACAATGGCTGTTTCTCAATTTTTGTTAGGCTCTTTCGGGCGACGAGATGGGGCGGTTTTCTATCCCGAACGACTGAGCGGATTTAATCTGTCGTCATCCACATCAGAAGAAGATGTGCTGACATACCCTACATCCGGCGTAAACATTAAACAACGCTACAAAAAAGTCCAGACCGATAAGACGTGGGAGTTAACGGCAACATCTAACGTCCTTCGGGATGCTGACGTGCCCGTCATTTTTCAACAACAGGCTGCGACGATTAGCTCTATCGTTCTCCCTGTGTTCGGCATCTCTCGGACTGTTCCAGCGACCAGCGCCTATACGGTAACCGTAACCGGCTTGACTGAAGATCAGGTTTTAAGTGTCACCGTCGAATCTACAACGACTGATGACCTGCCCTTAACTCAGATTGACGCAGCGGATGTTTCGACGATCGCATCTGGTGAGTTTGCCGTTACCGCGAACACCGTCACTTTCCATAGCGCTCAGGCTGAAGCTAACGTCTTGATTGCCTACGACAAAACCCAAACCAGTATCAGCGTGATTGGTGCAACGTCAGCACTTGACCCGGTTGCCGATCAGGAATTCCTAGGCAAATTTAAGACGGAAAGTACGGGTGTTTGGTCTATCTGGATTCCGAACTGCCAACGCTCAGGCGAAACCACATTTGATAGTGAGATTGATGCCATTGAAAATGTCTGGTCTGTCAATTTGCCGTCTGGTTGGAACTTACCGTTTGCTGTTTGGAAAGATCCCGCTTAATGCCAAAGCTTGATTGTGACCCGTTTGATTTTATTGACGTGTCGGGGCAACTGCGGATTATCCGGGGTTGCCCCTTAAATGCGATCGCCGATCTCGATTATGCCTTCCGGAGGCTATGGCAGGAAATCTCAAAGTACGAAAAGCCATTAACCCAATTCCCGGCAATTTTTCAACAGGACGAATACGTGCGACTGTGGTCGCTAAAAATCCTTGAGCTATGCCGGATCGATCCCGGTTGGGTCAATCTGCACATGCTGTCTGATCTCGTTATCGATCCGGCGCATCTGTACCGCATCAATTTCGAGACGGATGAGCGGGAAAGCAAGATGGGCGATCGCCTCACAATCTTAGAATATGTAGCGGATCGTCAAGCTGCCCTTGTGAACTCAGGGCAAGTGCAAGACGTGATTCAAGCATTAGATCTGGGCGATCGCCTCTCATCTTCTCAACTAGACGCAATCCTTAAACGCAACGCCAAACAGCGATCGCCCTCCGACGATAAGCGCAGGAGCGACATCAACGACCTATACGCAGCCTGGGGCAAGGAATACAGTAAGGCAGGTTAATCAACGATGCCGACTATCACTTTCAAGTATCAAACATCTGGGGCTAAACAGGTCGCAGCCGATCTTCAATCGATCGCCAGTGTGCTTCAGAAATTGCAGGTTCCCGCAAAAACGGCTGTTGACCTAACGAGTCTTGCTAGTTCAGCGAGGACAGCAGCAACCGGGCTGGGTCAGCTATCAACACAGCAAGGGAACGCGGCAACAGCAGCGGAAAGGTTTGCAGCGGCAGCTAGAGCAAGTAATGACGCTCAATTGGCGATCGCCCGTAGCTTGGGTATTAGTATCGGTGAGGTACAAAAGCTATCTCAATCGTTTGGCTTGAATGAGTCGCAGTTAGCCAAGGTGATTGCACGCTATCAGCAGTTGGATGCTGCCGGGGCAAATACTCAGCAAAAGTTTAATGCACTGAACCGTGAGTTAGGAGTAGGAGCGGAAACCTACACGCAATTAGAACGATCGATTACTGGATATAAAACGCAGGCTGAGCAGGCAGCAACGGCAACACAGCAACTAGCCCAGGCTGAGCGGGAAGCGGCAGCGGCGGCACAACAGCAGGCGGCAGAGCAGGAACGGCTACGACAAACAGCCGAGGCCACCTCACAGCTTTTATTGCAACAGGCTGCCCAGTTTTCAATTGGGGTGTCTCAAGACTCACTAAATTCATTTGCTGAATTCGACACCTCAATTCGAAATACTCAGGCTGTATCACGGGCAAGCGCTGAGGATATTGCCGTACTAAGAGAAGAGGTAATCCGGCTTGGGATTGAAACAAGTAAGACGCCTCAAGAGGTTGCAGATGTTTCGACCGCGTTTACTCGCGCTGGATTTACGGCATTAGAAACGGCTGACGCATTATCAGGCGTTGTTCTTGCATCGGAAGCATCGGGTGAATCGCTGGCAACCGTAGGGGATATTATTGCGAAAACGACCCGACAATTTGGATTACAGGCGGATGAAGCGGGTCGCGTTGCTGATGTGCTAACTATCGCGGCTAACGCTTCTAACGTTTCAGTTTCATCGTTGGGTCAGTCTCTTAAATTTGCTGGGACTCAGGGGGCGGCGGCGAATCAAGATCTTGAAACTGTTGTAACCTTGCTTGGTGCTTTAGGGGATGTTGGTCTCCAGGGTGGTCAGGGTGGTAGAAACCTGGCGGCGGCGTTGCGACAGTTGCAGCAAGTATCAGCAGCAAGTTCAACTGAGATTGAAGGACTTAAAACCGCTTCAGATAATGCCCTAGCTGCGTTCGATGCCTTGCAGGTTTCCTTCCGAGATAGCAATGGTGAGATCAGGCCGTTGCTGGAGATCCTGCCAGAAATCAGAACCCAACTTGCTACCCTATCCCCTCCCGATCAGGATGCAGTGTTGCAAGCGATTTTTGGCACAGAGGGATCACGGGCGATCGTCGGGATTCTCAATAAAACCGATGAGGAATTAGCAGCGTTGGCGGGAACCATCTACGATGCCGAAGGTGCTGCGGCGGCAGCATCGGAAACCATTTTGGGAGGGTTTGGTGGATCGCTGGTTTTGCTTGGCTCCTCTATTGATACTGCCAAGCTGAACTTTGGTGAATTTCTAGCGGACGGAGTTAAACCATTAGTTGATGGGCTGATTAGCCTGATTAATTTGTATAACAGCGCCCCGGCTTCTATTCAGTTGGTGATTAATGTGACGGGGGCTTTGGCGGCATCCCTAGTTACTCTCACGGCGGCGGCGGCGGCATACGAAGCGCTACAAATTCGTAGCGCTGTTTTGTTGGCTCGTGACAATGTTCTGAAGACGGCTAATTTACTCGTTACTAAGGGACTGGCGATCGCCCAAGGTGCTCTAGCCCTATCAACTCAAAGTGCATCTGCCGCAACGGCAACATTGGCAGGTAAGCTATCTGTACTTGCAGCGGTAGGCGCATCAGTTGCCATTGTTAAAACGGTGTTTGACGACATCGCCAGCGCATCTGAGGGCGCACGGCAGGCGATTGAGGATAACAATGCTGTGCTGGCAGAGTTAGCAAAATTACAGCGCGAATTGGCGACAGGTGCTCAAGAGCAATCAGACGCGACTGCCAACTTAATTGATCAGAATCTTCAGAACTTTGAAGAGTCGCGCAGTCGGATCACTCAAATTCGAGACGCAATTGTAGAGGCAATTAACGCTTTCAATCCTGGGACGGAACAGGGTGGCTTTGGCGATCTGGTCACATCTGAGACGGCAGCTATTAGAGAGCAAGCTAGATCGTTATCTGATTTTGGTGATGAGGTTGACGCGGCATTTGCCAAGATTCAAGGTATCGACCCGACAACATTAGATCCCCAATTACTTGAGCTTTATAACAAACAATTGGATCAGCTTCAGGCTAATGCCGAATCAATCGCACCATTGAACGAAGCGAATGATTCAACCCTGCAAAGCTTTAATCGGTCAATCGATGCCGCGCGGAACCTTCTCAACGGCACAACAAACGCTATCGATGAGGAGACAGCAGCACTGCAAACGAACGAGCAAGCCCTAGCCTCTAGTGCCCAGGCAACAGCAGCATTATTAGAGCGTAGACGTGAGTTGCAGGGACGTCAGGATCAGACTACTTTTGACCGTGGCGAATTCGAGATTCAACTTGAGCAGGACGCCATCCGACGGGAAGAGGAACGAGCATTTCAAGCAAGTCAGCAACAACAGCAGGCCGCATTCGACGAAACCCAACGCCAGTTAGAACAACAACTCCAGACGCAGCAAGAACAAAAGACAGCAGCGTTTAATGAATCTCAGCGACGTGCTGAGGAAACATTCAACACTCAGCAGGAACAGCGCCGTCGTGAGTTTGAACAAGAGATCGCAAATTTTCGAGAGCAACGTCAATCGGAGATCGATCAAGTTCAGCAACAGATTGATCGTGAGGTTCAATTGGCTCAGGCTGATAGCGCTCAGGCTAGGGCAGATTTACAACGCCAATTTGCTGAGCAGGATGCCGAAGCCCAACTCAGGGCACAGCTTGAAGCCGAAAGCGGAATCAACGAATTACGCCAGCAACTTGAGGATGAGGTACAGCGACGGCAGGACGAGTTTAATAAGTCTCAGCAAGAAGCCGAGCGTCTATTTCAGGTTGAACAACAGGCACAGCAAACCGCATTTCAAGCGACCCTCGACGCTCAAAAGTTGGCACTTGAGGAACAGATTGCCGAGCGTAAACGCCAACTAGAGGCAGAATTGCAAGCCCAGCAAGATGCCTTTCAAGAGGCGCAGGCTAGACGTGATTTTGACCTGCAACAGGAAGCTCAAGCGAGGCAGGCTGCGTTTAACGACCAGCAGCGGCTATTGGATGAGCAAAACGCAGTCAGGATTAAGGAAATTCTTGAATCAGTTCAAATTCAATCACCGAGCGTTAATACCAATGGCGACACGCTGGACATTCCCGCATTCCGTGAAGGGGGCATTATTTCGGCAGGGGCGATCGCCCGTGTCCATGGTGATGAGTTGCTGATGCGCGCCACTCAACCGACTACGGTGATTTCTCAAAAAGCGTCACGGGAATTGGCGTCTCACGGGTTGATGCCTATTGCTATGCGCTCAGCATCACCTATCACTCCAGTCGCATCTGCTAACCCAATGGTCGCGATCGCCCGTCGTATGGATTCACGCCTAGCCACTATCGAAAATCAGCTAAGAGCAAGTGAATTAGGAAATAAGACGCAGTACAACACGTTTATTGAACGCGCACCGACTACACTCGATTTAATGAGGGCAATGCGATGGTAAGCAATTTTACGATCTGTGAGGGGACAGTGCGATCGCTCATGTACGATCCCTTCGTCAACCTATGGCGACTGACGATAACAGATCAGATAGAACTGTCTTTATTCAGGTGGTTTTGCACTGCCACTTATGAGCAGATAAAGGATGTGCGCCTGGGTGACTACCTCATGTGTGAAGGGCAGGTAGGAGCAAATAATGTGATCAAACTTACTCGCATTCAGAAGGGTCGCGCAATCCCTGAATAACTTCTGAATTGCATCGCGCCCTTTCAACCGCCGGGTCGGGGCGCGTCATGCCAGAGATAATCACATAGGCAAAATAAACAGAAACGATCGCCCCTACTGATAAAGCGGCGATCGTTATTCGTTTTTTGACGGTGGGATTCATGGTGGGAAGGCTGTAAGTTACTTGTTTAATATAGCCTTCGATTTTACTTAATCGTCATCCAGCCCTCGATACTCCCTGGACACTTCCTGGACACTTCCACGCATTCAAACAATTCAATTTGCTATCAGTTCGACACGCTCTAAAAATTCTTTGCTTAGCTCTCCGTAAAAAAGAAGTTCGTCTGCGTTTTTGAGTAGATACTTGATTTGTTCTTCGTTTAAGCTAGCTACAAACTTTTCAAGACTGTCCATAACTTAATTCTTATGCATGGGCGATCGCCCATGCATAAACTACTGGCGAATTAGCACCAAAATAGTGTTAAGCGAAGCCTAACAACTTAAGTTGGATCACGCCTGCACCTCCCACGACTCCAGAAAGCACCACTGAGGGTACTCAGTACGCACCCAGCGGAAGAGTTGAGCAGGTGACCAGTCGGCAGGAACTTCTACAATTTGTTCTTCGCTAGTGTTTACGTGAGCCAATAAAACCTTCATGCTACGATCCTTGTGATTGTTTTTCATCTGAGGGGTGCGTAGCCCCTCTTTTTCTTTCGATACACCCAATATAACGCGGTTAACTACGATAGAGCAAGATCTGATTGATTAAATTTAACGCGGTTAACCGCGATCGCCCAGCCTAATGCGGTTAACCGCGTTTTGTATGTTAGGATTGGGAGATTCATAAGTTTGTGGAGGGGCGATCGCCCATGCAAGAAATAAACAAAGGTCGGTATACCCCGCAATTTAGAGAGAAATCTTTTACTGCGCCCGATCTCCCATTAGGAACTCTGGCAAAAAAAACAATTGGGTTAAGGCTCCCTGTCGAGCACGACCGAATCGTTCGGAGCATCCCGGACATGCAGGTCTGGTTAAGGCGTGTAGTCCGGGATGCTCTTATCAAAGATGGCCTTATAGGGGATCGATAAATGAGACCCAGCAAGGGAAGATTCAGGAGCAGGTAAATCGCTAAAAATATCCACGTTTGCTGCTCGTCTTAATTTGCGAGTGGCAGCCACCTGAATCTGTCGAATTCGTTTACTAGATAGGTTAAGCGATCGCCCAATTTTTGCTAACGTTTCCGGGCGATCGCACCCAATCCCATAGCTTCTTTCTATCACCATCCTTTCCCGTGGTGATAAATGTTCAAGTAACTCTTCCACCATCAACTCACCCAGGCCATCACCAATCATGTATTCGGGATTGACCGGTGAATCGGCAATGAGATCCATTAACTCGTGATCCTTTTCACCTCCCACCCCGCGATTAAGTGAGGTGGGCTTCATCGTTTGATGCAAGATATCTTGCACCTTAGAGCGCCATCCCAGATGTGCTTCAATTTCTTGGGGTGAGGGCGATCGCCCCAATTTTTGCTCTAGTTTTTCTGTCGCAATTTTAATCTCAGATGCTTTAGTAAGCATCTGAGATGACATACCGTTCTTCCAGCCTAGGGAAGCATCCAATTCTCGCATAAGGGGCGATCGCCCGTTTTGCTCGGTCAGTTCAATCTTTTTAGCTTTAACTAGCTCTTCTCGCTCCAACACCGAGCTTACGGAATAATCCCACCCGAGATATTGTTCAATCTCAATGATGGAGGGCGATCGCCCGTTTTGCTGTGCTAAAATTTGACGCGCCTTTTTGATCCGGTTCATCTTGTCCACAATATGGATGGGAATCCTGATTGTCCTGGCTTTATTATCGATGCCTCGAACAATGGATTGGCGTATCCACCAATAAGCATAGGTAGAGAATTTGTAACCTTTACTGGGGTCAAATTTAAGAACCGATGTGTGCAAACCTATAGAGCCTTCCTGAATCAGGTCTTGTAACTCCATCCCTCGGTTCTGGTACTTTTTGGCAACTGATACTACCAGACGTAGGTTAGCCTGCATCATGCGCTGGTGTGCGCGCATTCCACGGACTATCGCTCTTTTGAGTTCATCGAGCGATAGTCCAGCAAGGTTAGATAGTTCGGAGTCGAGGGGCGATCGTTTTTTCGCCTTAATAAATTTTTCCTTAGCCTTCTCGATAGCCTGCCATTTTTGAACCTGAGTAGCCAGATCTTTCTCCTGATCGGCTGACAGTAAAGGGTATCGTCCAATGCTGCGGAGATAGGTCTGGATTGAGTCTTTTGCCATAGGGGAGGGAGTGGTTGCGTGAGACATCCTCTCCAGAATAATAGGAGTTGCTATCGATGCGCAATGATTCTGATAGGGATCGCTATTAATGGTGTTATTAAATCAATGCACAATTTCCTTTGCCCATCCAGGCATCGAGATGGGCTTTTTGTTGTTATGGCACTTCCAACAAAGTAAGGGCGATCGCCCAATCCGATCCCTTTGGCGTCACATCCAACTGAGTGATTTGAACCGAATAGGCAAGATAGCTTGCCGTGCTGTCTCCACTTGCTACAGGCGTGTCAATAACTGAACGAGTATACAAATCACTAACCGCTTCGGGGTAATAGTTTAGCCTGTCCTCAAATACTATCTGAGCGCTTGCTCCTCCGATAAGTGCGATATCCTGAGATGCCTTAACACGCTCTAACCATTCCTTTTGTGGATTAGTCGCGAACGCCTGAATCGCTACCTCATATAATGGAGCGTCGCCACCCACAACAAGCAATTGGGATGCCGTGCGATCGCTCTTCAGAATCGAACCTAATACGGGTTTAGCGTAGTGTTCTCCGAACGTCCGTGAAAGGGTGATGGCGGTTCCGCTGGTGATGTCAGACAGGGTAATAGAGGGCATAGAGTAAAGCCCCTATTACGGGGCTGACAAATTCCAAGGATATCCAAAGTTTAACAACCGCTCCTTAAGGTAAAACACCCCACATCACCATACTGTTCCTCGCCACTATCACCCCAAGCCCTAATATCAAATTCCATAAACACTGTTCCAATTGGAAAACCTGACAGTGCGCTATAGGCGATCGCCCCTGTCGCTAAAAACGCTTCACTCGTGTTGGTAACAATCATCAACACACTACCCGTAATCCCATCCAACTGAGCCTCATCTGTGTCTAACGTGTAAATCACAGATGGGGAGTTCTTGCGTCTAATCTGCATCCGGCAACGGGCGATCGCCAATACACCACCCGTGGGTGGTGACACCTCGATTCGGATTGGCTCAGTAAAGTTGTCACTAAATGGGGGCTTGACCAGGGTGGAGTTAACAAGTGAGGTTGGCATGGCGGCATTAGTAATTAGAGATTGATAATGAGCCAATCGGAACCGTTAGGGTGATGTCGGCAGCGTCCACCAGCCGAGACTGAACCTTAAATAACAACTGTGCCCCTGACCCAACTGAGGAAATATCCACAATCGTCGTCAAAGCTTGATCGGTATACAGTTCAATCGTGTTGGCGTCGATAACCTTGCAGTAGTATCGAGTCTCGGCAGTGACACCGCCCATCAGAGTGGAGTTGGAACCAAAGGGCAGGCGCAACACTACCTCGTTAGCATCGCTATACCCGTGACTTGTGATGGTGATCCGATTGGTGCTGGTATTGATGTCGGCTGGTAGAATTTGCTTCTCAGTTTCTTTGCCTAGCCAATCCCAGTAACGAGGGCTGCCGCCGGATGATGCGCCGAACTCTCCCCAGTGTGTAATACGGGATAAAGACCATGCCCCGGTAGATTGGCTGGTCACAACTGCGCTTGTATTTGTGCGACCAAAGCTTGACCATGATCCGAACGTCGCTGCCGTTCTCGCATAGCCACCCGTCGAGGGTTCAGTAAAGTTGGTTAGCGATCCACCGGACGCCGCCGGAGTTGTGGTACTAAACCCGACGAACGAAGTGTTTAGGTTAGCAAGAATTGTAGTAGAAAATTCAGGACTAGTAGGCACAGAACATTACTCCTCTAAATTAATTTCAAATAGTGGGCGATCGCCCCTATCAATTTCAAACACCGGGCGATCGCCCACTAACACTTCAAAGCTTGGGGCGTCAGCTAACAACACACTAAACAGGTAGGGGAGCAACACTCCTGCCTCCGCATTCTCTGACGCCACTAAAAACGCGGTTGCCAGTCCATAGGTTCTTAGGATGGCGTAAATATTCTGCTCAACACCAAGACTCGCCACAGAACAACCCGCCGCCATCAAGGAGGCTTTCTGAGCGACGCTTGCTCCCATGGATGCGATCGTCCCTCCATAGGTCGTCAACTCAATGGGGATAACAATCCCTGTAGTCGCAACGAGATATCCTGATGCTGCGCCATACGTGTTCGCCCTGGTGTCTACTGAAATTGTACTAAGGGCAAGCGATTGCCCTTCTCCAGTAGCGGCTAGGTTTAACTGTTGATCTAATCCAAGGGCGATCGTCCCTACGTTCACACCATACGCCCTTAGGACAGTTTCAAAATCCTGTTGGGGTAGTGTGATGGGCTTAGATGCTCCGTAAGCGTTCAGGGTTGTTTGTGTGTCGATGAAAAAGGCGATCGTCTCTTTGCCTTCCCCTCTTGTCTGGGCAGTTGACGCCAGAGTGATAGAACTTGTTAAAGATGTTTGAGAGAAGCCTTGCGCGATCGCCCGTGTGGATTGATTTAACTGAAAACGAGCGATCGCGTTTGACCCACCATAAGCCAAGCAGGTTGTGTCGTAATTGGTGACACTGGATGTGATTGTTTCAATTAATGAATCAGCACTGGAATAGAAAACCCTTGGGTGCGCTCTGACGACAGTGCCCACAATCGTCGGAATAGTACCACGAACAAAATCACGAGCATTACGAACTAAGGGATAGTAGAAAAGCAGGCTATTTCTTAAAAGTGATGGAGTGATAGCTCCTGTGCTAAGTGCTTTGGCTAGATTGGTATCTGTAACGCCAGAATAAAGGGCAATCTCAGCAAGCATCCCATCCCAAACGCGATCGCTCCCACCCCGGTTACCAAACAGAAAAGTACCACCTAAATCGGTTGGGGTGCCTACTGGTGCGGTGACGGTTGTGACTGTCAATTGAAGCCCGTCTTTATAAACGATTGGCGTACTGGTTCCGTTAATTACAATCGCCCAACTGTGCCAGATTGAATCACTAGAGTCCGGTACAGTCCAGTAGCTATTGGTAGTTGAAAAACCCCTAGTAATCCGAATGCTGCCAGATTCGGCGGCAACATAGAAATCTTGGTCGTTGGCAACATCTCGGCTGTAGGCGATCGCCCGTAACGAGTTTGTGCCCCCACGCCGATAGGCTTTCCATGCCAAGACAAACTGAGTAGGTAAACCTGCATCGGTTGACCTAATCCTGTCGGTTGTTCCTGCCCCTAATACCCCCCCAAATCCGTAAGCCATTCATCAAGTCTCGTTAATCCAACCAGTGATCAACATCAGATCACCTGCTGCTGTATTGCCCAAGCTGCTTGGCAATCGCGATACGCGAACTCTAAACGGATCACCATTTGCGATTCCGTCAATTTGAGAATTGCTCAATGAAATGGGAACGGTGAAATATTGTTTTGCTGTGCTGGGAACAGTCGTAGTTGCAGAGTTAATGGCAGTAGCAAAACTATCAGTTCCCGCCAAGTCTGAGGTGCCTTGTTTTTCAATCGCCACGCTTAGGATTACAGCCCCAAGCGCCCCTGTATCCATCGCGCACAAGAGATTTACAGTCATGCCGTTCCCTGAGTAATTTGCTAACGCAGGAAACTGCCACACTGCATATTTTTGCGTCGTGGCGTCAAAATCTAAGACCAGATGCCCATTAGCAAGATCGTCTGGAACTGCAAAATTTGTTACCGCTTGCTGATTTGCGTTAATCAGTAAATTCGCCAAACGCTGACCGCTAGCCATTAGCTGCAACCTCCAAACGTGCTTGGGCGATCGCCATTAAAACCTTATATTTTTGAAGCTCTGACAATCGCCCGTCCATTGCCAACTTGGTCATAGTCAGCCAGGTGTCAAGCTGAGCATCTGCCCATGCAAACACATCCTGTAGCTCAGGCACGGTTAGGTTTACAGGCTCGTCATTTTCTCGTTGCCATTCAGCAACGATCGCCCCTAATTGCTCTGGCGTGGACATGGTTTTTCCTTCCCAAAAACACCCACATCTTATCAATCACGTTGATCGGTCATTGGAAGGGAGGGGCGATCGCCAGTAGAACAACTACCTGATACCTGTACCCTAGGTTGTACCCTAACCTGTTCCTATACCTGTACCTTCTTTAATCCCTTATATACCAAGACTTTTCATCATCAAGAACAGGTAGTAACTATATATATAGAGAAAAGACTTACAAAAAATTTTAGGGGTAGGGGTGGGTACCCCTAAGAGGGGGGAGGGGGGCTAAGAAAAAAGGATCTAAAAGTTGAGCTAAAAACCTGTACCTCCTGTTCCATGATCTGCAAAACCATTGCCCTATATACAGTACAGGCTGGAACAGGTTGCTTTTAACAGGTACAGGCTAGGGGGTACCTGTGCCTGTACTTATCGTTTACGAAAATGAGGGGCGATCGCTTTTAACGCTATATGGGGTAAGGGACAGAAACGGTTACGGCAACAAAAAAGGGGCGATCGCCCCTGGTGGTTGGTCTTTTGTTTGTGAGTCTGTTACAGCTTGGCGATCGCCTTTTTATTTATCCCCACCGTGCTTGCTGTGCAGTGCTTGGGCGATATCCCCCACCGCCCAGATATTTAAGTGCTTGGGTCATGGCATCTACTTGGTCGTCGTGACTGCCAGAAGGGAAGGCGCTTACCTCCGACAGGAAGTCGTTCAACCAGTATGCGTTTCTGGGCAGGTAGACGTTTCCTGATTCGATGAGAGGGGCGATCGCCCGTGCGCGTACCAGTTTTCCCCCATGAGGTTCCACTGGGATAAGCCCGGGGATGTCACGTCTAAGTGTGTCAATGACGGCTGTCCCATTCGCCTTGTCCTCCACAAGTTTTCCCACAGCCTGGGGATAACGAGTGGATAGCGATCGGATGGCTGTGAGTGTTTGAGTAAACGGTAGCTTCTCTCTGAGTTGATCCAACAGGTAAAAGTTGGCTCCCACCTTCCCCCATACTTGCCCAACCACATAATCGGAGGTGTCAAGTCCCTTAAATGCACAGTCCCAGGATTGGATCAGTAATTCAAAATCCCACAATTCTTTAACGGGTAGCTCATCGTAGTATTGCCACCATGAGCGCTTGATTTCGCCACCCGCTTTAGATGTTGGGCGCTGCTGATATAGCGCTTGCCAGTCGTAATCGCCCATTGAAGCTTTGCGCTTCAGCAGCTTAGGTAATGGATATTTGGCACTCCACATTGCCTCCCCTTCTTGTCGTGGATCGTCCGGGTGCAAGTCCCCTTCAGCGATCGCAGGTATCTCTAGAACGTGCCACTGGTCAGCGTTGGGATCTGATTCGGCTAACGACTTAAGCCATCCCGACAAATCATCGTCGTGCCATCGGGTAGCCATGACAACGATCGGTGCTTCCGTGGTGTTGCCGTCCTTGTCCTCGAAGCCACCCTCTTCTCTGGTTAAAAACGTAGAAGTGTACCAATCCTTAGCTTTTTGTCGATAGGTAGGTGAGTCAGCTTCAGCACGGTTTTTAATGGGGTCGTCAATGATTCCAATCCCCCCTACAATCGATCGCCCCAAGGTTGGATGAATGATTGGGTCACCACCAAAACCCATCCCTGTGATACCACCTCCAACACCAGCGCACCGATAGGAGCCGGAATGATTGACCACTTCAAAGATTTCTGAATTTCGCAAGTATGAACCATGAGCGTCAGCCCTGACATTTTTCCCGCTCAGCGTTGTAGCAGGAAAAATGTCGCGATAGGCTTGACTGTCGATGATTCGTTGAACGTCCCTATTGTTGCGAGATGCCAAATCAGAGCTATAAGACGTGGCGATGATTTGGGCATCGGGATTGAGTCCTAACAGGTAGGCAGGCAGGCGACGGGAGACAAGTTCCGTTTTACCTGCGCGGGGATGCACCGAGATGAGCAGTCGGGATATTTCGCCAAAGACAAGGCGATCGCAGTATTTGCAAATCAGTTCATGGTGCCAACTAGTTCGATAGTTGGCTTTGGTTTGGGTAGTGAAGGCAAGGAGGTTCTCAGGTGGTTTGATCTGAGGGGCGATCGCCTGTGAATTCTCTGGAGAAGATTTCTCGAACGCTCTTCCTAAAGCTGCTAAATTCGCCATGAGCCATACTTAGAATCTCTTCGGGAAACCATCCAGCATCGACCAAAACCTTAAGCGCTTCTAGTTGATCGATGCGTGACTTGTTCCATCGGTCGGGAAATTTTCGTTCAAGAAACCATGCGTCAGCCTGCCATGCAACGTCAACAGATTCAGTAACTTCTTTAACTTCAATTATTCCGTTTTCGGTCGGGATCTCTTTAGTCTTGGTAATGATGACTTTACGACCCTTGCCAGCCTGTTGAATACGAGCGATCGCCGATTGCTCAGCTTTGGACTCAGCTTTTTTTATGGACGCCAAAAACGACAGATAAATAGGTTCTGCATCCCCTCTCCTGGCAATCGCCAACCATTCTCTACCTGTCCTTTCATTTACTCCATTCAGTTCACAGGCCACCTTAAAATAGTTGCCCTGTTCAACAGAACGAGCAATCTTTTTAATTAGGTCTACATTTAGAGTTAACTGTCGTCCCACTGGCGTATTGATAAAATTTAGTATTGCGCTACATCTAGATTAACAATTCTTCCTATTACCTATGCCTTCTACGCACCAGATCGCATTCGAACATCCCCACTACCAGCGGATGCTGCCCCAATGGCGCAAAGCCTTGCACGTGTGGAATGGGCTGCGTGATCAGGACGTTAAATGCCTCTATTTGCCCAAGGCGGCAGGTGAGATGCCTAATGGGATTTATGACCCGTACTTGGAACGAATTAGGCTCACCGAATTTGACAATAAATTCAAACCTGCCCTCCAAAGCCATGCAGGCCTATTAAGTGACTTCTCGTTGCTCAAGAACACGCCAGAGGCGATCGCCCAACACGCTAGAAATATCGACAACAAAGGGCATTCCCTTAAGGTGTTCCTCAAAGCCTGTGACGAAATCGCTATGCGAGATCTGGCGACGGTCTTAATTGTCGATATGCCCAAGGTCGAGAACATCCGGTCTGAGGCAGAGAGACGGGCGATCGCCCCTCGCCCCTATGTTGTCCGGTACCCTTTGAGAAATTGCATTAATTGGGAATTTGAGGAAAGTAACGGGGTAGAGATGCTGACTCGCTTGGTGATCAAACGGGCGCGTTATCGGCAAGGTCAAAACTATTTGGAATATCTCGAATATCGCCCCGGACAAGTGACGGTTTATAAATCTCTATTAGACAAGACCGGACGTGCGACCGGGGAGATGATGGGAGAGGGCGATACCAGCGTAATTCTGGATGCGACAGGGAAACAACTATCAGAGATTTTGTTCGTGTGGTATCCGGCTGTGTCGATTGATCCGTTCGCCTACGCTCAAGAGGATGACGCAATTGGATCGGGAGGCGTGTTTGCTGAACTGCCGTTTGCTTCCCTTCTTGACTTGAACATCAAGTATCTGAGGAAAGAAAACGAAAAAGATCACGTAATGTTCAAGTGCAATCTTCCTCAACCTGTAATGAAAGATCCATCACAAGTCCCTAACGTGTCGGGTGGGAATGCTCTCACTATTTCGCCCAATCAAGTAATCAACCTGTTTCACCCTCAGGCTGATTACTACTATGCCGAACCGAAGGGAACTGCATTGTCTCAAACCATGCAGGATTTACAAACCCTTAAGGACGATATGGACAAAGCTGCCGAAAGTTTTTTGACTGGAGGAGAAACTTTTCAAACGGCAACGCGATCGCTCCTTGACAATGCTCAATCCAAGTCTTCCTTAAGGGGAATGATTGAACTCAAAGAAATGGCTGTTAGACGATTGTTTAGCCATTGGATTAAACTCACTTATCGCGACTATGCCGCCAAGATTGCCAACGATGAGATCGGGGGTATTGAAATCAGTGATTCGGTTCTCGACCTACCGCAACCGATCAGCGTGCGTGATTTGATTGACCTCAAAACTGAAGGGTCACTTACTGATCAGGAGTTGCGAAATCAGCTTAAATACTCTGGGCGCTTGTACGAAGAATTTGACCCAGAAAAACCTGCAACAATGCCGGGGATGGAGGGAAGGGCGATCGCCCCTTTGCCGGATAACACAAACTTGGAGGTGATTAGCTAATGGGCACTTGGCTGGAAACCGATAAAAAAGATTTAATCGATTTGCTTGGATTGCCCCCACAGGAAATCCAAAGCACCTCCCTACTGTCTGAGCGCATGGACTATGTTCAGCAAAACTTCTCTACTCATCCTGGGGACTTCCTGTCGGACATCCAAACGACGATGGCTTTACTCCAGTTCAAACTGGAAAACGAAGAAACAGAACTTGAGCTATATGGCATCACGAGTGGGGATTTAGATCGCAACGTCCGGGTAACGTTTTCGGATGGCCAAAGTGCGATCGCTCCATACCAGGCAAGGGTAGCCAAGTACAGGGCAAAGATTTTTAGGCTGCTGGGATATCCGCCAAACAATCAGAGCGTTGTTGTGAGAGGGTAAGGAATGCCTGAGTGCTTAAACACTGACCTATCCCGATTACCTGTCGATAGATGGACAGACGTAAGGCGACTTACCCCTGTATCGGTACGGGACGCCATAGGGCAAATGCGATCGCCCCTTGTCCGAGAATTGATTGGAGAGCGATCGCCTTACTCATTCAATGGCACTCGATACAGCCAGGGTGAAAGAGTGATCAGCGCTCAAGTGATCAAACGAGAATTGGAGCGAGAAACGAACTATTTGCAGGACTTGTTCAAGGAACAGGCGATCGCCCTTATCAATGGTGATGCATCCCTGAGTGAATTCGAAGAAGCGATCGCCCGTGGGGTTCGAGCGTGGGGGATTGCGATGGGTGCGTTGGCATCGGGAGGAATTAACGCACTATCTGCTAATCACTACCAATTGATAGGGATGTTTTTAGATAATCAGTTTGAACGTCTACGAGAGTTTGCTGATCAGATTGAAGAGTGTCAGTTATCAATCCCTCAAATTGCCGATAGGGCAAGACGGTATGGGCGATCGCCTAGAGAGATATTTTTTATCCTGGATAAGTTCACCAAACAACAACGGTTTGGTTTTAACGAAGGGAGGCGAATACTAGACCCCTTGTTTCTTCATTGCCCTCAGTGTGTGAGCTATAACACTGATTGGAAGTGGAAGCCAATTAACGAGATTGTGCCGACATCTGTTGAATGTTCTTGTTCTACAAATTGCAGATGTGCTGTTGAGTATCGGTTTAACCCTGTCGCGGCATTGGCTCAAGTCTTGGGTAGATAGGGCGATTGATAAAATGTGGATGCCGAGTAGTAGCGGTTAACAGCAATTAAGAGAGAGTATCTATGGTTGATAATTTAGACCCAGATAGTGTTTCATCCACCCCGACTGATCCTAATTCAGCACTAACGCAAACCGATCCAAATGCAGACATTGAAGCGTTAAAAAATGCGTTGGCTAAGGAACGGGCGTTAAGAGCAAGTTATGAAAAACAGGGTAAGTCTCTCCAGGAAATTATGGGGCAAGTCGGAGTGTCTAGCCCCGAAGAGATCACCAATCGATTGAAAGCATTTCAGAATGCAGAAAAAGTTCAAGCTGAAATCGATCGCAAGTTTGCTCAGGAACGGCAAGAACTTTTAAGTCGTGCTGCCCAAGAACGGGATGCTGCGATCGCAGCCGAGATTCAGCAACGGGAGACGGTGCAGAGAGAATTAGAATCTTTACGTTCTCGCACAGCATTACAGCAAGCGTTTGGAAAATTCGGCGGTGATTCTCAGCAGTTTGATGATTTCTTGCTGATCGCACAAAGAATGATTCAATATGATTCCGACGCCAAAACCTATGTGGTTTTAGATAATGATGGCAAGCGTCGTTACCGCTCCAACGAACCGTGGCTGCGGGAAGGGGATGCAAGCAAAAACCCTCTATTCACTCTCGAAGACCTGATGCAAGAATCGTTATTAAATCACCGTGCCCATTACTTTAAGCCTCAGAACTTAGCAAGTGGTTCAGGGCTAATCAATGGCATGAATGGCACCGGGAATACAGAGGGTTTAACCCCTGCCCAAAAACGTGCCGTGGCAAGAGCGAACGCAGCCTACCAACGATAGGTGCGATAGAATCTGATCAGTGTCGCCCCATGTTCTGAGTCACCGTGATAGTGACTCGCGCAGTCGAGAGGATGCAAGGGACAAGGGGTGATCGCCCATAGAGTAGCGTGACGCTCTCTCGGTCGTCCGTGATGGACGCGGGGATAGAACTCACTTTATTTTGCTGAACGACTACTACTATGGCTTTAACATTACTCGAAGTATCTAAACAGGTACAGAACCCGATTCAACAATCGGTGATTGAAGAATTTGCAGCGACTAGCATGTTGTTGGATGCGATGTTGTTTGAGACCATTGCTGGAAACGCCAAGAGATACAACAAACAACTTAACATGCCTGGGGTTGCTTTTCGTGGCATCAACAAAGCCTATCCTGAATCGACTGGTGTTGTTAACCCCCAAGTTGAATCACTGGCGATTGGTGGCGGGGATCTGGATGTCGATAAGTTCCTAGTAGCCACGGGCGGACAAGGTGTCCGAGAAGAACAGGAATCCGAAAAAATCACAGCTCTCACCCACGGGATTGAACGCACCATTATTCAGGGTGATTCGGTAGCCAACCCGGATGAATTTGATGGATTGCGTACTCGTTTAACGGGCACTCAAATAATGATCAATAACGCCAATGGTGCTGCACTAAGCCTGACTAATTTAGACCTGTTAAAGGATAAGGTTTCAAGTGCAACCCATTGGATCATGAACAAAACGATGGCAACCCGGATTTCTATCGCGTCTCGCAATACGGGCATCGGTGGATTTATCACGTTTACCCAAGATCAAATGGGTCGGCGCGTTACCAATTATGCAGGTTTGCCCATTATCGAAATTGACGACGATGAGCGTGAGACCGCCGTTCTTCCGTTCACTGAAGTCCAAGGCTCTTCTTCTCTCTGTACTTCTATCTATTGCGTAGCTTTGCGGCCTAATCGGATGGTGGGCTTGCAAAATGGAGCAATCATGGTAACCGATCTTGGAGAGTTACAGACCAAACCCTGTTTCCGCACTCGTGTTGAATGGTATGTAGGAATGGCGTTATATCACGGTCGTAGCGCTGCGCGTTTAGCTGGTGTTCTTGATGCTCCTGTTGTAGCGTAATTGCTGACTACTCTTAAGTGCTTGATCGTTTGTTTTAATTTTGTTCAGGAGTTTTAACCATGCCTTTATCTACGATTGCTGATCGTCGTGCAACCATTCGAGATGATTTGCTAACCCTTCGGGATGACGCCGCCACTGCCATCAGTGCGACTACCAGTGGAACCGCGATCGCCATTGCGGCAACCAAGTTATTAAATTTTGATTGCCGGATTGTTGCCGACGCATACACCAGCTATACGGCTGGTTCCGCTGAGTGGGCAGTTGCACTGCAAGCGAGTGCTGACAACTCAACCTTTGTTACCGTCGGCTCTATGACATTGGATTCGACCGCACGGGAATATCGCATTTCCACTAGTGGGCAAGAAATTCAGGACTTGGTACCCAGTGCTGCTTTCCTTCGTGTAACGGCAACTAAAACGGGGACACCTGGCAACTTGACCTATGGTGCCTATCTAACCATTCCTTGCTAATCAAAAAGGGGAACGATCAATGCCTGAACTGGTTACAGTTTACAGTCCGGGCGATCGCTCCCCTCGTCGTATTTATCCTGCCGATCTCCAGGGCTATCTTGGGTTAGGTTGGACAACTACCGATGAGGGACAAGCGATCGCCCAAGAATACGAGAAACCACCCAAAGTAAGCCTGAATAACGCCACCATTGAAGAGCTTGTTAGCTTGCCGGGAATTGGTGAAGCAACCGCACAAAAGATTCTAGCCTTGCGCCCAATCTCTGACATCAGGGAACTAGGGGCGATCGCCCGTGTCAATTGGGAATCTGTGCTGCCAGAGATTGAAGGGATGGTGACATTGTGAGCAACATCCCTCCAAACAGTGCAAGCGCTGCTCATCTATCAATGGGCTTGTTCGGTGGGGTGGTGCTGGGTAATGGTGGCACCGCAACAGGTGATTTCGGGGCGGTGTATGCGATCGCAGATACCACAATTTCATCAATCACTCTGAACGGTTATACCGACACGTCCAACGTGATCACAAATGCCACCATTGCCGCTGGTACAGGCTTCCCGATTGGGTTTACCGCAATCACCGTTGGCACTGGATCGTTAGTTGTTTACAAAACAGGGCAATGAGTCTAAGTCCTAGCCTGACTATTGGGAGCGTTAATGGGGGTGGGGAACTGTCCCCACTTTTTTCGCTATTTGACCATCGCTGGAATGTTGCCGAGCGATTGCCCAACCAATCCTATTCAAGCATCAGAGACAAGATTGGAAGCGCTCACACGACCAAAGGGGACACGGGGGATTTTCCTGTAGGAATTTCAACTCAGCTTAATGACGCTCCGGTAGTTCAGTGGACTATTGGAGTAATGAATCAAGAGCAAACTACTCCCGACTTGGGCATCGCCGAACCTTATACAATTCTTTTGGTCGGACGGTTTAGGGCAATTGACACAGCCTATCGATACGGATTTGCTGACACCAAGGATGCGCGGCCTAGGTTTGCCGTCAAAACCACGGACGCTATATTTTTTAGCGTTCAGACAAGAACTTTAACCTGGACTCCAAACACCAATCCTCATACTTGGCTGTTTGAGGTGCTGGCGAATGGTGCTGTCAAAGTATGGGTTGATGGGGCAATTGTTCTTAATAGCACATTTGGATTGGGAGGGCTAGGAACACTAGCCTTGGGTGCAAACGATGTAGGAGCCGATTCACCTTCTTTTTCAATGGCTGAACTTTTGATCAAAGGTGGTGTACTTACAACGGCAGAAAAGAATACGGCACTTGAAGAAATTCGCAAAGTATACGCGATCGCCTATACCCCAATAAGTTAATAAAAAAGGGGTGATCGCCCCTTTTTTATTAACTTTCATTCTTCATCTGTTCAGCACATTTTCTTACTGATGCTCGTTTGTTCGGATCTCCAGTTGACGGGCGATCGCATCTAGCCTGCTGTGGATTTGCTCTAGCGTCCGTCTATCAATCGCCATGTCTTCCCTAGCACTTTTTGTGGAGTCTTGCAGCGCCCTTACTTGTGACGCCAACTTATCAAATCTATCCTCTTTACTGTTAAGGGTGGCAATATCGCGCTGTGCTGACTGTGCGAGAAACTGAACAGCTTCGAGCGCTTGTTTCATCCTGGTAACAGTTTCAGACGCTTTAAGGGCAATCTCACGCGCCTGGTTCAGTTCCCTAAGACTCTGTTGCTGGCGTTCGTGCGCGACATCTCGAAGGGATTTAATCTCCTGTTGGATCGCATCCATCCGGGAATCTTGCTCTTTATCGCGCAATTCAAAACGGGCGATCGCCGCATCGTAAAGCGCCTTCCCCCGCTTGAATAATTGTTCTCCCCGACCCCATACCGTAGCGATTAGGGCAGTGGCACCGAGAAACCATTGGGCAAGGTCAGCAACAGAGATAGACTCTAGAGGGTTTTGAGCAATCAGATCAGGAAGTGGCATTAGATTGATAGAGATAGTTGGGTAAGGGTGTCCAGACTGCGATCGCACTACTGGGGATAGATAGCCAGTCCTGATGATACAAACGCGGCTGGGACACTTCCCAACACGTCCTAGAATTAATTCGACATGACCGACCAAGGTACAGCCCCGGACTTAACGCGCACTGCTGACGGTTTATCCAAAGACTCAAGGTCATACTAAAAAACACGAGCAGCACCATGCCGTCACTCTGCAATGGGCGATCGCCCGTATCCGTCCAAATGGGATCGTTTAACCCTGGAACCTCCCAATAATGCAGAAGTGAACCATGCCCTAGCCCGATCAATTCTTGTCCCGTCCACTGAGTGAGGAAGAGGGGCGATCGCCTTTCTATCCCCTGGTAGTTGGGTGACTCGATAGGCGTTTCAAGGTCTCGCAATGCCAAAACAGTGCGAAATGGAATAGGGATAGTAGATGGAGTGAAAGGGTTACCCCAGGTCATTGTGATCAAGAATGTAAAGCATGGAGCCAATCAACAGCGCACCGACTACAGAAAAGAGAATGTAAGGCATGGCTATCAGCGATAACACTACTTATTAGTGTATCGACTCTGTAATAGCCATGCCTATTAAATTACACTGCAATTTTCCAGGCTTTAGCGCGACGGGCGATCGCCCCCTTTACCTGCTCAAACACTTCATCCTCGGTACCATTGCCGTCTATGCGCTCGTGAGCAACACCGCACCATTTCCGAAGTGTCCTGCAATATGCGTTTTGGCACTGGCGATAAAGCTCAAATGGTTTGCTGTCCATGCGATCGCCCTTTGCTCTTGCTTTAGCTGCAAAAGGCTCTGTGTCAATCCATAGGGTTAGATTAGGATGGATCTGTTGGGATGCCTCGATGCATCGATGGGCAACCATCCATTCTTCTATCCCTCCCAGAATCGACTGATAGACCACGGTGGAATACCACCACCGATCGCATATTACGATTTGGTTGTTCTCCAAGGCAGGAATAATCACTTCATGAACATGTTGCACCCTATCGGCAAGAAACAAATAGAATTCGGCTTCGGGCAATAGCTCACCCCCATTCAATAAAATCTCCCTGACTTTTACACCAAGTTGTGTTCCCCCAGGCTGCCGGGTAAGAATCGGGTTTCTGTCAGGGGCGATCGCCCGTAACCACTCGTAGGTTTTTTGAGCCTGGGTAGACTTTCCAGACCCATCGATCCCTTCAAAAACGATCAGCATAAAACCTCTTTTGCTACCATAGGGGTATCAACCATTTTCTTTGATCCATGACTCCTCTGTATGTCCTCACAAATCAGCAAGAGGAGTTTTTAACAAGACTTTTTGACCTATGCCAGGAATACCGCGAATCAGGCGTGTCATGCGTATCCAATGGCGTCGGTGAGGGGAATAAATTTTTACACGTTTCGGTGTACGTGTATCTATGCTGCCCTATCCCTAAGCCTGCAAAGGGTGATAGCAGATAGTATCAATTATTCTTGTAGCCGATAGAAATCGAATCTTAAACTCAGTATAATCTGAAAGAAAAACACGCCATCAGCCAGATGTAATCTACGACGCACTAAACTAAGGATCGCACTCATGCTCTCTAAGTTCCAAGCATTGCTCACCTCCGGACAGTTTGAGCTTCTCACCCACGGCAACACGTTTACAGAAGAAGGCGATCGCCTCACCATTCACACTACCCAATGGATTGGTTTTGCGATCGCCCGTCTTGCTAAGGTTTATCTAGACACCGCTCAGCAAATAGGGGTCACCCTCTACTTACAGGCTGGCGACAAAAAAGCGGTTAAGCTAGCTCCATTATCTGACAGTCGCATTCTTGCAATAGTTGCGCCAGAAGGTCATGCGATCGCCCGGTAGCGGCTGCAATTGCCTCAACCTCATCAGCCCCAACCTCGTCTACACCATTCATAATTTCCCGGAATCTTTTAGCAGAGATTTCGGGAATCGTTTTTTCTAAAGGGTTTTTGTCGAACCAGTCACGGGCGATCGCCCCCAAAACTGCACACTTTGATTGAGATAATCGTGCGTCATCTTCCATTTTATTGATGCCAAGTTTTATTAGTGCACTAAGATAGCCTGATGGTAGATAGGTGATGAAATCTTTAGGCGATAGCACTCGAATCATCGCCCCTATAACTTTTTCAATAAATGGGCGATCGCCCCTCTTGATCAGCAGTAAAGCTTTATCGTGTGGCATTAGGGTTTCATCCATCAGCCACGCATAGACTTCAGCCCCGGAGGTTCCCCGTGCTCCGCCAATCCCTTGCACGACTTCTAGAGAAGGATAGCCTGTCTTGCCTGTCAGCAGGTTGTAGATTGTCGGTTGGGATACGCCTACACGACGCGCCATCTCGTGACTCGACCAGCCTTGTTCTTTCTGCCATTCGGTAAGTTTTTCTGCGATCGTCTGTTGCTTAAGCGTGTCCATTTTTTTGATAGGTTTAACTATCGCGACTCTATCAAAAAATACTCACACTGGGAATAGACAGCGGAAAACAACCCTATACTGTGATAGTTAAAGCTATTAGAATAAAAGCGAATTAACAGCGAATATTGTCGGCGTTGCAGTCCTCAGATCAAGTCTGCGCCTCTATTTCAGCCTGAATTAGTTCATCAAAAGTACATTGATAGACCTCCATTAATTGCCTTAATCTTGCCGGAGTCATCCTTGGAACAGTCCTAAGCTGATCCCAGTTGTGAACAGTCGAAACAGCTACGCCAAGTGCGACAGCTATTTCTTCCGGTTTTTTGCCAGCCCTCAACCTTAAATCCTTCATGTTCATTTCTGTAGATTACAACATAAGGTTATCACAGCTAATTAATACTAGGCAAGTGATTGACTAGTACTAACTAGTTGTATTAGTATTGGGGCATGGGTGAAGTAGCAAACAAAAGAAGAGGTTAGGAGTTTAGTTTCGATGCCCACATTAGCTAACAGTTTCGTTATGGTTTCAATGTTTTCAGACGTACCAGAGCCTTTATATGACGCGATTCAGTCGTATTTAACTAAGCATCCTGGGTTGAGTTGCGATGATCTGGTTAGTGAGGCGATCGCGCTTTGGTTGTCTCAACGGGCTAACCCAGCTAGACAGCAAGACGTGTTTGACGTAGCAAATGCATTTATTCGGAGATAGCGCCATGTTGCATGTATGGAAGGGTCTGACTGGCGACAATATTTACGCCAAGCTTGAGGATTGCTGCAAGATTGCTTGCTCTAATCTTGCAGACGCACAAATCTTGTTTGCTCGTATTGAGTGCGACTTTGATCAGATTGGGATTGGGTTAGGTGGATATGGAGACTTCACCGTAGTTCAGCGTGATGGGATCAGATGGTTTTGTGAAAAGTATCCAGGATTTTCATTGATGGTGCCTGATGAGGCTCTTAGAATTCTTGGGCTTGACAGAACACTTGATTCGGTAAGCATGGCTGAAAAGATTGGAGAAATCTTGGTCAAAGATGATCACAACGACGCCATGGGTTTATTGGGTTCTTTGCAGCGAATCTTGGAAGAGAATTCCAGAGTCATTTTTGTGAACAGCGATCGCCCCTAATGCCCAAAATTCCGTGAGGGTTGCGACTCAACAACGCAAGATAAACCTACTCTCAATGAGGATAACGACAATGAAATTCGATTCAGAAACGTTTGCTGTACTTGGTATGGTTTCTTACGAGAAGAAATACACCGAGATTGGCATTGCAGAGATCAACGAGCTTGAAGCATTGATCAAGGATTCGGGAGAAGACCCTAGCTCGTTTATTGAAGTGTTCGCAAAGTTGATGACCTTCCTTGCAGCGTTAGGGGAGCCAGTTGAGATTACTGACCCTGATCATTTGTTAACGGTGATTGCTGAAGATGGCGTATTTTCCAGGGTCTACGGTGCTGCGATTTTTCGCAATGATGAGGGCGATCGCCTTCTTCTTAAATCGGGTGGTTCAATCTACGAGGTTAGCATTTCCGAAGGGAAGCTTATTTGCGGAGACATGAAAGGATCGCTCACTGTTACTTGTGACGAATCATCGACGATTCACGGCACGGTAAGTTTTCGCATTCCCAAGCAAAAGGAACCCTACAATATTCCCTTGGTACTGAACTCTGATATTGAAATTGGTGAAGGGGATTTAACTTACTCACTTGAAGAGATTGGCACTGTTGCCGATTTTGCGCAGTACCTTAAACCAGTGGGGGGCACTCCTGGCGTGAAACTATCTGAGATGGATTTAGGAGAATACCTAGTCCTTGGAATTGAGGAAGGGCAAACCAACGAGTACGGGCGAAACTTCAGCCTTGATGTTCAGGGAGTTGGCAAGGTCTACTGCAATAAAGCTCTTAATAATATGCTGTGCCTTAACGGAAAGGTACTAATCTCTCGCCTCAACCAGGGCAAACCAATCACGTTGAAGGTTTCCAAAAAAGAGACGATGAAAAACGGCAATATTGCAGTTACCGCAGGGCTTCAAATGCGGGAACCAAACGGGGCACAGCAGGCGATCGCCCCTGCTAAACAGCAAGCCTTACTCGCATCTGCATAGACCGAATAAATCCCCAGGGGAGTTGGCGCTCCCTTGGGGTATCCCGTTAATCCCTGAGAGAATCCACAAATCATGTGTACAGTAAATCCGCCTCTAATCGTCGGGCGATACAAAATCGAGACGATTGACGCTGAAACGTTTAGCGTCACCAACACAGACAAATCAACAACTTACACAGTATTAGACCTTGGCCTAGGGAATCTAGCATGTGATTGCACAGCAGGTTCCTACGGTCGTTTATGCGGTCATAAGAAAGCCGTTCAAGAATCGGGATTGCTTGCGCCATTGCCTGATGATGAAGAGACAGCGATCGCACCTGTTGAATGCACCGTCATCATCAACAGTGAAGCAAGACGAGAGGGTGATATCCCTCTGATGTCCGTCCCTGGTGTTGTGACTCATGGCGAAGGCAAAGGCTCATCGTTCACAATTAACGGAATTGAGCTAGACCTAACGCTTGACCAAGAGAGGGCGTTAAGGGCGATCGCATCCTGGTTAGGTAGTGGCAAGTCTCGTGAGATGTCCCTACTTGGTTGGGCAGGAACCGGAAAAACGACTGTGATGATGGCGTTAGCCTATGGCCTTAAGGAATATGGCTTGTCATTTTATCAAATCATTTTTGTAACTCCCACCCACAAAGCCAAGCGGGTAATTCAAGAGAAGTTAGACTACTTT